CCATTTGCTCTCCAGATACTCGACCTTCTGCCCTTTCCCGCTCGGCATGGCTGAGGCGCGCTTGATCTTTTCGGCCTTTGCGGATGTCTTCGCCCGCCTGCTGAATGACGGCGGGCTTGCCGATACAGCGCCGGACGCGACCGTCATTGTGTACCCGCTCGCCTCTAGCGCGGCAGACACAACAGGGTCAGACAGAATCCCTCCGCGAAGAACGCCAGCACCAGCATCGCGCGCCAGTCTTGCGATGGCGATGCCCACGCCGATGCGCTCACCAACGCCGAGAGACGCCGGCGGAATCCCGACAGACACAGACGACGATGCGCCTGCCTCTCGCATGCGAATCGGCACGATGGTGATTCCATCGCTGTTCATCAGGTCGCCGCGACGGATCGGATCATACCCGGCCATCGCCCTTGCATGGTTGCGCGCGTCGCGCTCGGTAGCAAATGGGCCTGCCGGCTCGTCAACGGTGTCCAGGCTCTCGTAGTAGTACGCGCCACCTGACTTCATGATGACCGCGTCCTCCGTCACCGCAGGCAGTGATGCGACCGCGTACTCGGCGACAGTTACGCTCCCGTTCTTCCTGCGCGACACCTCCCTTGCCCCGGCACCCATCGCCTCATCGAGTGCTGACGCGCTCTTTTCGGCGACGCCAGATCGGTATGCCAAAGCCTGAATGCCGCCGCCTGGCGACGGTGATCTGCGAGAAATCGACCATGAAGGCTCAAGGTTTGGGTCGGGCGGCGCACCTGACTCTGCTGCGCTGCGCACGGTATTCGGGTCTATCCTGTCAAGGACATTGACGCTTCCATTGAGGGCGGCCGCCAGCTTGTTTGCCGCCTTCTGATTGTCGGTCAGGATAATCGCGGCCGTGGCGTTCGACTCGTGGATCGCCCGCAGGATGCCGCGCAGAGCGCCCGACTCCCTGATGTTCTCCACATCGGCCCCGGAGACAGGCCAGAATCCCGCAACATGGGAGCGGTTGCTGAGCAGGATGATTCCCTCTTTCCCGATCTTGCTTGCGACTTTTTTTGCGTCGGCCGGGGAGCCGATGGTCGTCTCGTATCGCGGTGCCATCGCCGCCATGACCTCGGTCACAACGACACTCTTTTTCCTCGCCGCCTTGAATGCCTCTATCTTCACCCCGCTTTCGCCATACGGAATGCCGATTGTTGCCGGGTCTGATCCGCTGACAGCATGAAACGCGACGCCGCGCCCATTTGCGCCGACGACTATGTGCCCCTTGGTGTATATCCCGACGGCAGAAAGCAGCCTGTTGACGCGCTTCGTCACGCCAATATCCGCAGAAGAAGGCTCTGATTCTCCAGAAGGGTGATTGTGAGCCAGCCAGTACCCCTTTGCCCCGTCAACTGAGGCGATGGAGCCTGCGAGCTTCACATGGTCGAGCGATGATGAGTTTGCCGTGCCGCTGGAGTGCCTGATGACGGTCAGGACTTTATCGTTCTCATCGAGCACGACGGCAAGCACAACCTCGGTTGCGCGCTTCCTGATGCCGGCCACGATATGCAGCGCCTCCTCCGGCGTTGATGCCCGGGCGATGCCGACCTTCATCTCGCCGATTGGAAGGTTCCTGTACCTCACCCTGGCGGACTCTATGGCCGCGTCGCGCGCCGCCGGCTCATCAGACAGCTTGTCGATATTGTCGAACAAGCCCATCTGCGCCGCGCCCTCATCCTCGCGGATCGACGCACGAGACGCCGCGACAACATCGGCATACCCGTCAAACAGCGGGCTTTCCGGGCGAGCCGGCCGCCCCCTGACATGGTTCGCGGCCTCCTTGATGAGAGAATATATCGCGTCGGTGTCTGGGTCGCCGTTCTTGAAAAGGCCGATCTTCAGCAGCGCTTCCTTGATCCACTCCCATATTTTGTTCAGAAGCGACTGGCTCGCCCGGTTCTGAGCGATGTGGGCAAGTACCTCGCGCGCCTCCTGCGTGGCGTCAAGGTTGTAGTCTCCGTTCTCATCGACATAGTTGACCCTGATCTCCTTCAGTACATCGATGACAGCCTTGTTCCCCTCGGCCTTCATCCTGTTGACCTCCCTGATCAACTGCATGAAGCGCTTCCTGCCAAGAAGCCCCTCAAGCCCAAGGTGTCCGACAACCTCGTGGGCGATGACGACCTCCGCGTCTTCCCGCGTCTCGATGTTGCTGGCGAATATATGCACCTCTCCGTTGAAGTACATGCCCCCAGCATCAGAGGCCACCCACGGCGCGTAGTCCGACGGCTTGTCGTGGATGAAAATATTCTTCGATATTTCCGGGTCGAGGCTGTCTATCGTTTTCCTGAGCCAGCCCTCAACCTTTGCCGCCCCGACTCCACGCCCAGGTTTGCGCGAATAGAGGATGAAGTCGATCGCGCGATCTCCGCCAAACTTTTTCTTGAAAGCGTCAATGCTCCGATCAACGCTGTCCTCCAGTAGCTCGGCATCGATGACATCTGCCGGTGGCTGCTTATCGCGGAACCAGCCAAGTTCATGAATCCCCGCAGACTCGTCGCCGCGAAGCGCGGATTTGACCGCGTGATACCTGCGGTATGTAGTGCGGCCAATACCAAAAACGCCGTGTTCTTCGATTTCGTTTTCATAGAATCCACTCTCCAGTGCCTGCTTGATTCGCTTTGATGTTAGCATATAACTTGCGATCAGCAAATTGTGGAGCGACCGATGGTAGTCCGCTGAATCCCACAGGTCTGCCTTCAGCTTGTCCAGCTTCTCCCCTATCTCAATCTCGCCGGTGGTGTCGGAATACCCGCCGTCGCCGGTACGCTCACCGAGCGCGAGCTTCGCATAGTCCTCGGCTGACAGCGCGCCGACGAACTGGTCGCGATGCGGCTCAAGGTGCATTGCGGTGCCAAAGCGCAGCATGCTGCTGATCATGGCCTCGGTTCTCCGCAGCCTGTTGACGCGCGATATTCCAGACGGGTCAGGCACCAGCCGCTTCTTGTTGTTGTGCGCCCAGGCCATCGCCGCCTGATATGCCGCGCTCCCGCGCTCGCCGCGCTGGGTGAAGATTCTGACGAACGGCGTGTCCGTGTTTGCGTTGTGTATCTTGACGATCTCTGACGGCACGACGCCGCCGCCAGTGGTGTTGCGGACAATGAATATGCCGTCATTCATGGCGAAGTATGCCTTCTTGCCGCTGGGCAAGGTGTAGTCCCCCAGCATGTCGTCCACGATTCCGGATAGGTCTTTCTTGTCGCTCGTGCGCGACTGGAAGGCGTCGGGCATTGACGCGATCACCTCAAACAGCCTCGCCGGCGCGCTCCGCTTTCCTGCCGCAAGCCTCAATGATGACTCTGGGCGCAGGGCGTCCTCTATGGTGACAACCGCCGACGGCTCGATCTCCTCGATCACCGCGTTTCTCTCATCGAGCAGCGTCTCAATGGCGAGTTCTGCGGCCTGCGTGTACGCATCAGTCTCAGGGATTCCGCTTGCGACAAGGTCCTGATATATCGAATCGAAAAGCCCTCTGTCCTTGTCGTCGATCTTGGCCTTCGCCTTTATGCACCCTTTCTTCATGTCTTCTTCTCGCAATTCACAATTTCGCTGATCTTCTCGATTCGCTCATCAACCGGGGCAACTTCACTTCCGATCTTGTTGCGCCCCCTTCTCGACGCCTTCTTTCTGGATGCGTACAGCCTCTCGCCAATCGCCTCCATGACTGACCGCTGTTCGCCAAGCTCTCCAGACTCGACGATCTCGATCATGGCGTCCGCAGCGTCCTTCTCGGTTGGCACTGAATCCGATAGCCTCCAATCTTCCTCTGCGGCTCCGGCCCCGTCAAGGTATGCTCGCTCAAGCGGCTGCGGCAGCGGTGCGCTCAACTTCTTGCCGGACGCCCCGATGGTGAACGCCGCGCGCATTGCGCCGCCGCGCTTCTTTCTTTCCTTCTCTGGCAAAAGCTCGACATACTCATCTGCGGCCGCCTTCCACCTCGGGTATGCTTCATGGTTGTTTGCCATGAAGAACGCCATCGCAAACCCGCGTGGCGTCACTGACCGAAGCCCGGCATTGTCCTCGTCTGATCCTGACAGCTTCACCATCAGGGAACCTTGCTCTGGGGCCACATTGGCAACCGGAAGGTCGGTGTTGAATCTGCCGTATAGGATCGTTTTCTTCGTGTACGGGTCGCCGAAGTGGTGCGGGTCGAAGGCATACCTCGCGCCCGGCGTGTCGGTGATCTTCGTGATCCGCCCCACCGGGTTCTCAATCGCCCAGATCGACGGCTGAAGTAAGTCTATGATTGCCAGGGTGTGATTCACAAGGTCAATGCTCTTGTGCGTGATCCCTGTGTCATCCTTCCCGCCCTTCACCCTCGATGACTTGGTGTCTTTCCAGTCGCGCGCCCCGGATGACGCGAAGTCGGTGCATGGGCACGCGGCGAGGACAACATCGACATTATCCATCCCGTGATCTATCAGCCACTGCCTGTCGATGTCCATCACATCGACGCCATCTGTTTTCAGGTCGATCTTGCGGACATCGTACCCGGCATCCGCCCACGGTCGCGCCCATTCTCCTGTCGCGTCGAAGAGAGACAGGACGGTCTTCCCGTTGCCGACACCATCTGACGCCATGCGGTCGATCTCGGTTTCCCATGACTGAATGATCTCTGCCGCCTTCTCTGGGGACAGTACGCCCTGCTCTGCTGCCTTGTCTGCCGCCTTGACTGGCTTGTTCGGGTTCCAGAATAGCGCCTCTCGCATTGACATTACCGCCCTCATATCCTCCTTCGTCATTTGCGCGCCGCGCTTCTTCGCTTCAGCAACTCGCTCCTCGATATCTGATATTCTTTTCGGCCTGTCGCCGACAGGTTCGCCCTGCTCCTTGTTCGCCATGATCCGCGAAACCTCGGCGGCCTTGTCTGTAACCGTCGATGCGCCCTCGATCTTGAGTGCGAGCACGGGCACGCCGCCCTCCCTTGCTGCGACATCCGCGGCCTCTGACAGCGTTTGCCGGTCGCGGATGACCACCGACTTGATGTAGTCGGAATCAACGATCTTCACGCCGTCCTTCGGGCGGTACAGGTCGAACACGAACACAGGGGCATCAGCGTCGATCACCTCGCCGCTGATCTGCGCGATGTCATTCGCCTGCTGCGCGTCGTTCTCGAACAGGTCTGGCTCCAGCCTCCCGCCGTTTGCGAACAGGTCGTCACCAGACTGGACAAGCGGGACATCTCCCTGCCCTGACCGCTCCTTGTCGCGGCGCAGCTCCTCGTTCCTGATCTTCTGCGCCTCGCTTTCCTCGCTTGTCAGCTCGAAGCCTTCCGCTTCCTTGCTCTCAGGTCGGCTATCGCCTTGATTCTTAGCGCCTTCTTCACCAGCTTTGCCATCTTCAGCCTTCTGGCCTTTTGCCTTGCGATTTCTCTTTTCACTTGGAACTCCAGATTCATCGTCGATCATGTCCCGCAGAAGCTCGATCACCTCCGCGTCCGTGATGTCCTTTTCCAGTATCCCCATCATCCGGTCTTCATTCAGGCCGGACGCGATCATCATCAGCCTGGAAAGCTCCTCGCGCTCCTGAGAGCCGCCAAGGATGGCCCTTTCCTCTGGGGTCAGTACCGCGATCACCTCGGCCCAATCCGCCGGGGTCATGTCGCCCATGTATTCCGATGCGGCTGCTGCGTCCGCCTCGGCCTGGGCGATCTCATCCGGCGAAGGCCCGTACATTTCGCGCTCGGTCGCGCCAAGCTCGATGCGTTCCTTCTCGCCCTCCATGAACAGGCGGTCGGCCTCCTCCTTCTGCGCCTCAAGCTCGCGCTCCATCCTCTCGCGCGCGATCTCGTCCGCCATGTCGCCGTATTCCGGCTGCACGACTTCATCCTCGGCGCGCCAGAGAAGATCGAGGACATCCGTCTTATCGACGCCGTTCCAGATCTCGCCGCGCTTGATGTATCCGTTTTCGGCGAGCAGCACACCAAGATCATCGAGCGTCATGCCCTTCCCGCCGCGCTGCTCAATGCTCGGAAGGCCAACTGCCCGGTTTTGCTGGTCAAGGTGCTTGAGCCGGCCGCGCACATCGCTTTCGATGTCCGTGTTGATTCCGCCGTGCGCCCTGATGAATGTGATCAGATCGCCCTTTGCTGGCGCTGACTTCCACCAGTTCCTCGTCATCCGCGAAGACGCCGCCACCCTTGCCTTCTCGGCCTTCTCGGCTCTGGCGTCAGCGCGCGCGATCTCCGCCTTTGTCGGCTCATGGCGGTGGGGGTCAAACTCGTAGGTGTTTCTTGACAGAAGCCGCTGCAAGGTCACCCTGCGGTACTCTGTCGGGCGTGTCGTGTTGCTGAACTTGACGCCGTAGTGGATGACCGACTTCGGCATCCGCTTTTTCGCCTCGGCAATCGCGTTGTACTGATCGAGCGTCAGCTTCCGCCCAGGCCGCACGGTGATGTAGATGTGGCTCTTCCCTGATTTCTTCTTTGTCTCGACAATGACCGCGCCAAGGTCGTCAGGGCGCGTATTGCCCGACACGCTACGGGCCACGCCCTTCGGCGCAATGAACCCGTCAGGGGTGAGATATGCGGAGCCGAGCGATCCGCGAATGAACCTCTTGTGCTCGGCCGGCCTCGCGAGCGCTGATCGCGCCTCTTTCGGCATCGCGCTCGAAAACATCGGTGAGCCTGCGGACGCCGGGATGCTGTTCGATTCTGAGCTTGTCAGCCAGTCCTTGAACTGCCTCGCGGTGGCGAACCTGCGCACGCCTATCGGCTCTGGTGAGCCTGGAGAGTAGTTTTCGTGGTACGCCCGCAGGGCTTCGTCCTCGGTATTGAACCCGAGCATCGCTTTGTGCTCGTCGAACCCGCCGGTTTCATCAGCTTGGTCGATGACGAACACGGGTGCGCCCTCGTCCGCATTGCGCGCGTTGATGAATGCGTCGATCTGCTCTCCGTCCGCGCCTTCGGTGCGCCGGATATACCCGTAGTGGTGGGCGAGCGGCGGCCATTCCGGGCGGCGGATGGTGCCCGCAGGGTTCTCTATCGATACATCGAGGCCAGAGAACCGAATCTTGCCTTTCTTGTAGTTGCCGGCGGACTTCTGGGCCTCCGTCGGCTCAGGTACTGGAGACTCCGGGCTTGTTGCGGATTCTGATGCCGCCTTTGCTGCGCGAGCGGATGCCTCCGTCTCTGGCTCTGGCGGTGGCTGGTAGATCACATCCTGCTCGTCTCCAGGCTGGCGCTGGAATCCATCGCCGTCTTGCCGGCCATCCCCGCCCTGCCCCTGCTGTTCCTGCCGCTCCTGCTGCTCCTGCTGCTCCCGCTGGCTGAACTGGCGCGCGCGCTCAATGGCGTCTATGTCTGGCTCAAGCGTGGAATTGTCAAGCCCGGTTGGGCTGATATCGCCTGAGTACATGCCCCCATGCGCCGCGTCGCCGCTGTCAGCCTGGGGCTGCTGCGCCGCCTCGCGACTGGCGTTTGCCAGCTGTTCGGCAGCCGACAGTTCGTCATCGATTGCCGACTTGTTTTCTTCGGCTGGGAGCACATCGAAGCTGATCTCTCCAGCCGGGGCCGCGGCATGGCCGGCGGGTGGCGGGCCTGCGTCCGGGCCGGGGCCGGTGTCAGGGCCGGGGCCGGCGGGGGACGGGCCGGCGTCCGGGCCTACGGGGCCGTCATCCCAAGGCTTCCCGGTGTTCGCCTCGTACCATTCGCGGTATTCGTCCTTCCCTCTGCGCCTCGGGTCTTCCCACCACGGGCCTTCCGCCCTTGCCTGCGCCTCCTTCTGCGCCTTCCACGCCTCCCATCCGCTCCTGATGTCGTCCTTGAGCCTGGCCTCCCATGCCTTTATGCGCTCCTCCTCGGCCGCTCTCGCTTCGCCCTCGGCTTCCTTCCGCTTCCGCGTGATCAGATAGTCGCCAGCGCCGATCCCTGCCGCAAGCGTGCCGCCGACCAGCGCGCCAAGCCCGCCGGCCTCGGCAACAGCCGCCCAATCCACATTGCGCAGCGCCTCGGAAAGGGTCATGTCACCGAGTCTTGCGTCATCATAGACGGTGGTCAGGAACTCGGTCAGCGCCTCCTGAGCGCCTTCCCCGGCAGTGGCGTCAATGACGCGCTTCGCCCAATTCGATCCGATGGGGCGAAGCAGCACGCCAGCCGGGATCGTCTCTGGGATCACCTCGGCGAGCGACTTGAAGATCGCGGCCTCTTTCGCCAGGCCAGGGTCTTTTGTCTTCTCGTATGCGTCGGCGTATGCCTGCCCGCCGACCTGCATCGCCATAATCCCAAGCGGTGCGCCTCGCGTCTTCGTGATCGCGCCGACGGTGAGCATGGGGGCCATGTTTGTGATCGCCTCGGCGACCTGCCATCCGATTTTCTCGCCCGTGCTGCCGCTATAGGCAAGCTCCTTCGATCCGAGAAGGTCTGTCGCCGCTCGATGCACTTCTGCGGCCGCGTCGTTGATCTCCTCCCGCGCCCCCGGATGCGCCGCCTCCGCGATGTCACCCCAGCCCTGAACAGCAAGATCGCTCAGGTAGTTGACGAGCGGGGGGAGGATTGCGCCGGCATCCATCCGGCGCTCAGAGACATACCTTGCTGTTTTCTCAACGCCTGACGGGTCTGCTTTCGTGTTTGCAAGCCACTGCCCCAGGCCGGCGGCAGTCTGCGCTCCGGCGATCTCGACGCGCTCAAGCATTTTCTCCCTGTTTGTGAGCGGCATATCGTCAGGCGTCATGCCCGGCACTGAGTCGATCGCTCTGCCGATGGGCCTGTCGGGTTGTAGCTGCTGATCTGCCTCTGCGGGCTGCGCCACGGTCTGCGGCGAAAGCTCGCCGTCGCCCCGTGGTTCAGGGATTGGTGGCGATGAAAGGATTGCATCGAGCGACGAAAGGTCTTTGTCGCTGCTGTAGGACATGGTGAGAGGATCGCTGGATAGAATCTCATCCAGCCGCGAAAGATCGTCGTTTCCCGCCATTGCGCGCCCTCGTTGTTTTCACTCTGGCGCGACTGCTGCGCGCCTACAATCAGAGGCCGTCGGTGGGGATTCCTTCGGCCCTCAGCTTTGATAGTACGCGGGCGCGGAACTCGCCGTCGCCCCTGCGTGATTCTATCAGACGCTTCGCCTCTGCGCGCGCCTCAATGGCTTTCCGCCTGTATGCTTCCTCGACGACGGCAGGGTCTGGCGCGTCGTTATCGCCAATGCCGACGACCCCGAGCGCCTTATCGATGATGCCTGTCTTCTCTGCAAGGTACGACTTCGCGCGCTTCTTGGCGTAGCGCTGGATGCTCTCGCCGGCCGCGCGCCCGGCAAGCTCGTCCTCCTTCGATCCGGCGATCTCGGAAACGGCGTCAGCCAGGGTGTAGTTCGCGTCGCCTGACCCAACCCTGTCAAGATACTTCTTCTTGGCTGCGCGCACGATCTCGGTGTACTTCTTTTTGTCCTCCTCCGTGTTGAACCCGACATTATCAGAGTATCCGACCGATGATCTTGCGAGAGACGACAGCACGCGGTCAAACTCGGCCCGGCTCTTATATCCGTGGTACTCGCCGCCAAGGCTGTCTCCGTCGCCTTCCGCCTCTTTGAACGAAAGGTCGATCTCCTTCTTCTTGCGGTAGCTTTCGATCTCAGCCTCTTGTTTGCGCTTATCCTTCTCTCTCTCGATCTCGGCAAGGCGCTGCTGGCGCTTTTCCCAGATCGACTGCTCTTCGGCCGTCCTTTCGGTGTGCCTCTCCCTTTCGATCTCATCGAGGCGCTGCTGGCGCTTCTCCCAGATCGACTGCTCGCGCTCGGCTTCGATCGCGCGCTGCTCTGCCGCTCGCTCCTCCTTCCGCAGGTCGATGTAGGTATCGGCCCCGCCTTTCAGCGCCCCGGCTACAGCGTACTTGAGAAGGCCCATCGGATCAGCCTCCAGCGACAGCGCCCTTCGCGCGCTTCTCGATTTCAGTCATGAGCGCCTGCATGTCCTGCTCGGACACATCAGGGTGCGATTCGGCATACATGCGCAGCGTCATCGGCAGCGCCTGCGATACCTGCTCGGCAGTGATGCCAGGCACCACATCGGATGTGATGATGTCCTCAAGCAGCGCAAGGTACAGCTTCATTCCGACTTCTGCTGCCTGCTCGTGCGTCATCTCCCCGGCGTTCTTGAGCGCCCCATTCACTGCAACGGCCATTGATTTTGCGAAATTCTCGGCTCCGTTCTCCTTGAACATGGCGAGAAGCGTGTCGAACTTCTCGCCATAGGCATACTTGAACGCGCGCTTCTCAATCTCGCCTACATCGGCGCTGCCGCCAGGCTCGGCCTGCATTCCGCCCGCGATCTCAGCATCGGATGGGGCGGCGGCCATGTCGCCATTCATCGGATCGGGCTTTTGTGCGCCTGCTGTCATAAGTAGTCCCATGTCTTCCTCCTGTTATCGGCTCAACAGCCCCGGTTTTACGATGCTCGGCATATTGATGAGCGGCTGCCCGGGGTTCTGCCCGCCCTGCCCGGCAGGATAGGTTACTCCTTGAAATTCGCCCATTTGGCCAGGGTACGGCCCGAGCGGAGGGGCCTGGAAGTTTCGCATTGCTCTTGGCGGCAGATTGCCCGCCGATTCCTGCCACGCCTTGATGCGCGCATTCTCGATCTCCTCAAGGCGCTTCTGCTCGCGGATGCGCTGATCAGCGATGTCCTGCTGGATGCTGCCCTGAATGTATCCCTGCGCAGCCCCGCTCACGGCTCCCGCCCCGATGTCCTTGAACGCGCTCCCAGCGCGAGACAGCAGCCCTCCGCCGGCTCCGCTAGGCGCGCCGCCAGCCGATACGCCTGCCGATCCGCCTGCCGCCGATCCGGTTGACTCAGCGCTGCCGATAACATCCGCCGCGACCGACGGGTCTGCAACGCTCGCGCCAGCGTCAGCCAGCCTCGTTGCGTCGGACGCTGCCTTCGCGGTGTCTGCGCCAAGGCCAAGCGCCTTGCTCGCCCCGCCCCACGCGGCTCCGCCTGCGGCAACGCCAGTGACCGCGCCAACAACCGAGGCGAGGTCGTCTGACATGCCGATCTTCTTTGCCACCTTGGTGACGATCTTCGTTGTTGCCGCCGAGGCGACGGCCGTCCAAAGTACATCAGCCGCTACGGCTACTGCTGCGCCCATGATTAACGCTCCTGTAAATTTTGCCAATCTGTTCATAACCTTTCTCCTCAATAAGTTTATCGTAGCGGGTATTGCCGCTTATGTTAGACACTAGCACAACGCTCGCGCCACGGCAAACAGCCCATTTCCGATACTCATCGAGAAGAAGGTCAATCCCGAGCCTTCCTGCTGTCATCAGGTCAGACGCCACCATCGCGCCAACCTGATTCTTTGTCACCACTGCAAACATCGCGGCAGTGATCTTTCCGTTTCTTTCGACCACCTTGCCAAACCCGTTGTCAGTGGAGCAGCACACCGCGAACACGCGGATCATTGTTGCTGCGTCAGGCTCAATATCGGACAGCGCGCTTGACTTGATTGCGCTTTCCGCAAGCCTTGCCACCTGATCGTAGTCATCGGCGGTGGCGTCTCGAATCATTTCATGTACTCAAGCTCGTACTTGTTGAACCTTCCGCCAGGCGGGGCGATGTGCCCTCCAGGCGGGAACTGCCCTGACTGCGGGACAAGCCCAGACACCGGCCCCTGCGGCTGCCCCTGCGACACCGGCCCCTGCGGTTGGCCTTGCGGCGGCACTGGTGCTTGCGTCTGAGACGGCTGCCCTCCGGCGGTGAATGCCGCCGCAGGAGCGGCCCCCGCGAAGTCCAACTCATACCCGGCGGCGTTCAGCAGATGCTTGACCTTTGCCTTCGCCTTTGCGACATCATTCTCATTCATGAAAATATCAGACACGCCGCGAACAAGCTCCTGATAGATCGCGCCGTTCACTGAGTCTGCGTTCTCTGCGAGACGGTACTGGCTTTCCAGTGTCTTCAGCTGCATTGCCAGATCGTTGTCAAGCTGCTTCATGTAGCCATTGAGCTTCGTTGAAAGCACCGCGTAGCTTTCCTTGTTCAGTGACTCGGCATATTGCAGCCCTGCCTTGTTCTGCTGTTCAGCATTGAACATCCCGGTCTTCTGGGCAAGCTCGGCGCTCGTCACCTGCTGCTTGTAGCCCATGTCTGCGTTGAACTCGCGCTCCTGCTGCGCGGCAAGGGCGTTTGTCTTTGCCTGGTCGGCCTCGTACTGCGCCTGCGCCAGATTGGTCTGCTGCTCCATGCCGGCGTTGATCTCGCGCGCCCTGTTCTCGCCCCGCATGGTTTCGGTCTGCATCCCGGCATAGGTGCCTGCGTCCTGCTGGGCGATGGGAAGGGCGGCATCGATGGCTGCCGCGTGCGCTGCGCCGACCGCGATTGATGAATTTGTCAGGCCACGCCTGGCCATTGCGCGCTTTGCGCGAGTCTCTGCGGCGCGCATGTAGTCGCTGGTGCGGCTCAGAAGTCCCTGCATCTGGCCTCCGACCGTTGACTTGCGGTTCACCGCGTATGCGTTCTGGCTGTCCTGCTGGGCCTCAAGATCGAATCCCTTGGACATTACGCCCGCCGCTCTTTGGATCGTGGGAGCCTGAAAGCCCTGATACCCGGCCGTCTTGTTTCCGGTTATGCTGGCTGGCGCCTGGGCTTGGGACACCGGCGCAGCGACGGCACCGGATGGCTGCGTGCTGTAGTCATCCGGCTGGTATCCGTAGCCGCTGGTGTCAATCTGCTGGTTCTGCGCCACTGCGTTCCTCCGGGTTTTCCGGTGATTCGTCGTCTCCCAGCATCCACCACAAAGCGTCGATGTCTGCCGCAGACATGCTCGCGTCGTCTGGGATATCGGCCAGGCTCACGGTGTTGGTGATCTCAACTTCGTGTTGCAGCTCCTTCCCGTACTCCGATGAGAACTTCTCGGCCGCATCACCATCGAACCTGAACACATCGCCATCCAGCGTTCCGTACTTGCTTGCCAGGCCGATCCTGCGGCGCTCGGCCGACTCCGCAACTTCTCGCATCTCTGCGAACAGCCTGCGCACCTTCACTGCTGTTGCTATCGGAAGCTCAAGCCGACTCAGCTTTCCAATCGCGTCTGCCGAATTTACTACCTGCTCCACCTTGACTCTCATGCTGCGCCTCTCGTCATATTCGCTTCGATCTCCTTGATCGCCTCAATTACGAGGCCAATCATTGCCCCGTATGATACCGCAAGATAGCCGTCAGTTCCTTTGACAACCGCCTCCGGTAGCGCGCTCAGGACATCTTGCGCAATGACGCCGGTCTTCCTTCCGTCCCTGCCCTTCATGTAGAAAGTGACGCCCTTGATCTTCTTTATGCGCTCAATCGGTGATTCAATCAGCTCGATATCGCTTTTCAGCCGCTCATCGGATGTCGCGATCCAGTCGGCCGCCGTCCCTGTGCCTGTTGACAGGTTGAACTCCACTTTTACCGCGCTCGCTGAATCGACCATGCGGATCAACCCTTGCGATGACTTCATCACAAGCCGGCCGGATGCGTCGCCATATATGATCGGCGGCGAACCATAGGTCGAGCCAAGGCTGATCCCCTTGTTGTCGCTGAATGATAGGCTTCCGCTCACCGCGCCACCAGAAGCCGGGATCGCCCCGATGTTCGCCGGGGTGATGTTTCGTGTTGCCGTGGTCGCTGAGGCCGATGTGACATGCCCCTGTAGGTCGGTGTTCAGTGACAGTGTGATCTGGCTTATTACTGCCGCATTCCCAAGCGGGCCGATGTTTATGGCAATGTCATCGCCGATATAGGAAGGGTGAGAGTAGTTGTTCGCACCTGCGGCCACGCTGGCCAGCTTTGCCTTTTCCGCATCCGTGAAGGCGTTGGTATCGATGTTGCTTTCGTAGGCGGTTTTGATCTCTACCGGAGTCATATCCGCAGTTGCGCCAGTCTCAATGCCGCTTAGCTTCAGCTTCTCGCCGTCGGTGAAGGCGTTGGTGTTGGCGTTGCTTTCGTAGGCCGTTTTGATCTCAGCGGGCGTCATGTCTGCTGTTGCGCCAGCCTCGATGCCTGATAGCTTGGCCTTCTCCGCATCCGTGAATACATTGGTGTTCGGGTTGCTCTCGTATATCTGCTTGATCGCGGCGACAGGAATGTCGGTCGCCATGACGCGGAACGCTGCGCCGTCATACCGCAGTTCGAGAATCTGCCCGGCCGTGATCTGCCCGGCCACCATTGGCGTACCGCTGTTCGATCTGATCTCCTTTGGGCCAAGGCCGTTGACATTCAGTGTTGACGGGCCGGTGTTCGTGTTTGCAGCCTGGAACGACACCGCAAGCCCGGCGGTCAGCGTCGGCGTGTAGCTCAGCGTGATGACATAGTTGTTCGCCGTCCCGGTGTCGGTCGCGTAGTTTGCGCGCCCCTGCTTTAGCTCGTTCTCGGCTGGAAGTTTGTCGAACCCGGCGGCAATCTCATCGGCCACATTGTTGATATGGTCGGCGACAGCCCTGATCCCATCAGGAACGCGGTAAATGCTGTGGTTGAAGTAGTTGTTCGCCATTATCGTTTCAGCCTCCGGGGGTTGTAGTACAGCGTCATGCTCTTGATCGTGTGCTCGGGCTGGTTCATCGACTCAGACCGGATCATCATGCTGATATTGTACCCGGTTCCGTCAAGGTATCCCTCTGCCTCGCCTACCGGCTGCCCGCCCCAGATGAAATCCCCCCATGTCACCTCGCCCCAATACCCACCAGTGACGCGGATATTGTCGCCTGCGATAGGAAGCAGCGCGGCAGACGGGATGTCTGTTGCGCCGAACGAAAGATCAAAGGAGTAGGTCATGACCGGCTGGTCAACTGCGTCAACCTGCATCCTGAACTTCCTGAATGCCTTGTTCACCAGCGGAGTGCGGCAGTTTGTGAACGCCAGGCGGATGTAGGCAGTGATTTTCTTGTCATCGAACGCGCCGCCCTTGTCCGCCCGGTACACGAAGCCGTCATCGCTCCCGAATACCGTGATCTCCCCGTGGCTCGGCGTTGAGCCGCTGGATGCCACGCGAACCACCTTGCCGTATGAGCACGGCATAAACTGGATCGACAGGTCTGGCATCACTTTCCCAATGATGAAGGAGCCGTCGATCATGAACAGGCGATACTGGTTCTTGCCTTTGACGCGCACCGACTCAACGACCGAGTCGCGGTAGGTCAGCAGGAACGGGTCGATATAGCTCGATGCCGACTTGATCTCGAAGTCGCCGAACGCCTGCGTCGCGGTCATTTGATGGATGCCCCTGTCGTCCATGTAGGTCGGCACCGGCGCGTTTTGCAGCGACCACTCGATCATCCCGCGCCCCTCTGCATAGGGCTGCATGTCGAAGTTTGTGCTGTCGTCGCCATAGAGGATATACGCGCTGTCGCGGCAATGCACCGCAAGAACGCCGCCCGTCAGCCGGTTGATCGCCACGATCCTGTCGCCGGTGGCGAACTCTGCTGCGTCCGTTATGGCGTCGTATTCCATCGGGTTGTTGATGCTCGATGCGAACAGCGATTCGTCAGCCGACAAGAACAGGTGTTGCTTGTGCGCCTCGACATGCTCCGGCTTGTCGTTGGCATCAGTGAGGCCGGTGATGTGGATCATGGCGAACTCGGACAGGTTGAATCTGATCGCCCTTCCGGTTCCGTTCGCGCCGAATACGAAGTATCTGTCAGCGGAGCCGTCGAAGTTGTGCTCAATGAACTCATACCGACCTCCGGGCGGAAGCGCCGTGGCCGCCTGCGCCCCGGCAGCGGTAGCTGATCCACCCTGGGAGCCGGAGATCGTCTCGCCGGACTGGAATGTGCCGGTGGCGCTCGTCAGGTACAGCGTCCCGGCCGCATCGCCGCCGGTGAATGCCCCGGATGTGACGCCGGCCGCCGACAGGACGCCGGTCGCGCCGCTGGTGCCGCCGGTGACGGTGTCCCCCTCTACGAAGGCATCCGTGCCGCCGGTGAACGCCAGAGACTCCCCAAGCGGAAGCGCAGCCCAGCCCGCCGGGGTGCTGTAGTGGATCACCCCGGCTGTCCCCGCGATGTTGTCGCGCACGGCATAGATCGTGTCCCCCTTGCGCGAGACAAACACGCCACGGATCGGCCCGCTGCCTGGAACTGCGCCAATGCCTGCCCTGCGCTCCGCGATAGCGAGATCGCGCAGCATGGCGTAGTCGTTCCCCGTGACATCGCGGTTCTCGGCCTGTGTGGTGCTGGAGATCGCCCTCACTGTCGCGCCTGATAGAAGCTGCTCGCCGGGCTGGAATGCCCCGGCTATGTCTCCGAACACGACAAAGCCCGCCGCGTCGGATGTAGGGAATCCGCCAGCAGTAACCGATGAGTAGAGAACCTTGCCGGACGCGCCACTGGTTCCGCCGGTAATCGTCTCTCCATCGACAAATGCGCTTGTGCCGGATGAGAACTCGACCGTCCAGAATGACGCCTCTGACGGTGACGGTTTGCCGCTGAACCGCTCGAACCCCTGAATCCTGCGGTATCCGCCTTGGTCGTCCGGCTCGTAGTTGCTCGCACCAATGACGCGGCCGGGCGGCATGCTGTCGGCCGGAGTGACGACATCGAGGCCGCCGCCAAGCTGAAAGGATACGGCCCGCCAGGCCATTACTCTGGCCTGATGATGGCCACCAGAGATCGACGGGCCGCCTGCGTCTTGCGCAGGTGGACGAGTGCGTTCTGGTAGTCGTTGAGCGCCCCGCGCAGCAGGTCGTCCGCGCCGTCATAGGTCGCGTACTTGATGAGCGCACCGTAAACGATCGCCATGTGGTGCTCCTCTGGCATTCTCGGCGTGTCGGTGTTCGCGGTGAGCACCTGATCGGTCATGACAGCCTCGAAGTTGATGGTATAGGCGGCATCCGGGGTGGGATGGAATGCGATGTCGCCGTTCGGCATTTCAGCGATCAGTTGCGGCACACCAAGCTCGGAAGAACTGCCTGACATGATGCCGAGCATGTCGTCAGCGCCGATGATGGCGATCTGCGTCTTGCCTGACGCGCCGACCGCGTCCGGGTATATCGTGGCGACAGAATCAGGCAGGATCGCCTTCACGCCAAACTGGCGCAGGGGGATGGATGGGGCGGCGACGACAGTCTTCACCTGCGGCGATGCTGTCCAGGCCCACTTCCAGATCACGGACGGGTCGCGCTGGATGTCGAGCCATGCCTCGCGGACATACTCGACGATTCGCTGGGACACCCCCGTCTGGTTCTCTACGGACGCTGGCCCATTGCCGGAAACATCGGCGAGCAGCCGCGTCCGCCGGCAAAGGGTCAGGTAGTCCATCGTCAGCCTTTGCCGGCTTCTTCGCTTTCGGCGCTGCCGTCATCACCGGCACCCTCGCCGCTGATCGCGTCTTCGGCGTCCTTGAGGCTCTGCTCCAACTCCTTCATCTTGGCGCGGAGCGCCTTTGCTCCGTCCTTTGTCTGCTTCTTGCACGGCTTCCCGGCCGCGTCGTACATGATCCCGTCTTGCTCGAATGCGTGACCGTACTCAGTCTCGCCGACGATGCGAATGTAGTGCCTGTTCTTGTCGAGCATCAGATTTTTCTCCTGTAGTTGAGGCCAGTCTCTGCGGCGTCTTCTTCGTCGAGATACCCCAGGCCGTCATCGATGGCCATGCCATTCTGTGTTCCGAACCTCGGGGTTCTCAGCCGCTCCGCGCGGCAGTTCCGGCCGATCTCGGTGCTTGCTGGGGCCGGAGATTCTGAGTATTCATCCTCCATCTCCTCGCCCATGATTTCAATTTTCGCCATACCGTTGCGCTCCTGAAAAAGCGCCCGACACATGCCGGGCGCTGTTCGGTCACTTGACCGGGAAGGTGCCCCGGTCTGACATGACGGTGTCGCCGCTCTTGCGGACGGGGCGCTGGCTGTTGCCCGCGTTATCGACCAGCTTCTCTTTGCCGTCGAACTTCTCGCGCATGGCCAGGCCGTCCTCGATGGGCGCTTTCTCTTTCGGATTGTCGCCGATTCCGAGCTTCTTCATTGTTTATCTCCGGTTGATCTGGCTCGTTAGAACCAGTTGATCGTTACGAACACATCCGCCGCGCCAGCGGTTCCGCCGCCACCGGCGGAGATTTCCAGAACGGAATCCTCTGTGATGATAGGCGATAGGCCGTCCTTGCTGGTGTTGACGCCAGCACCAGCGGCAGTGCCGTTGGGGATGGTCAGCGTCGAGTGCTTCGCCGCGTCTCCGGCCACGCCAACATTGATCGCCTGATCAGCGTTGTTGGCGGTTGTGACCACGGCTCGGATGGACTCTACGGTGCCCTGTGCGCCTTCCGGGCCAATCAGCCGGGCCTTGACGCCCGCCGCAGACAGCGCGACACCGGTCAGGCGGATGGTTTCAGTGATGCCATTGCTATAGCTCATTGCTTTGCTCCTGTTGTTGTGGCGTCAGGCGATTAACCCTGAGACGCCCATTCGTAGATTCGGGCCTGCTCTGGGTTGCCGTGAACGAGGGCGAATCCCTCGATGGCGTACCAAGCGACACCCTTGTCACGGCCATAGTCGCCGGGCAGCTTGCCGCGAATCTCAGGCGGAATGACGATGGCCTCGATCACGGTGTCTTCGCCGAAGAAGAACGCCTGGTCAGACTTGCCATTTACCCAGCCCTGAGACGCGATCGCGGTCTGCTCGAACATCCGCACGCCTTCGTAGCTGCGGCCGATCTCGCCGGCGATGATCTGGCGGAAGCCCTCGGCGGTGTAGCTGTGCAGCGGCTCCAGATCGTCCTTCAGTTGGCGGAAGGTTGACGGGCGACCGATGCAGCGATAGTCGCCATCAGCGTATGCCGGGGTATCGTCTTCCTTCATCAGGTCAACGATCTTCTTCAGGTGCTCCTTGGTCATCGGGGCATTGTTCGTGACCGGGGCAATGCCGTTGGTGGACACAGCAATGGCGGTCGTGCTGGTGCCGGTTGCCGGGCCTACCTTGATGGGGGTCTTGGCGAACTCTGCGTGCGCCTCCTTCTCGAACGCCTTCACGGCGTCGTTGCGCATCACCTTGTTGATGATGACCTTGATCGGGTGGTAGCTCAGGTCATCGAGAACGCCGGAGTACGGCACGCTGTTGCCGAACTCGTACACGGTGCCATCGCCACGGGTGATAGTGAACCCAGTTTCCGGCATTTTGCGGTTCTCGACGAGGCGGCCGCCCTGCTTCTTGGTGTCGGAATACACCGTCCACTGGAACGCATCGCCTGCGTGCAGACCTTTGTCAGTGAAGTCGTCAGCGTCGCAGTGCTGGACGAACCGGGTTTGCGGCTGAACTGCGGTTCGCAGTACATCCGTCAGTTCGCCGGAGTAGGCATATCCACCGGCTTGATTTACAGACCAGACTTGTCCGGGCATTTTGATTTCCCCCTATGGGTTTGATGTAAAAGGCTACGCCTGCCCTCGCATCCGCTTGATCTCCTCAACATAGGATGATCGCGTTGGCTTGGGCTTGGCTTCTTCTTTGCGCGCCGGCGCGCGCCCGGTCATCCCGGTAACGCCGCTACCGTTGCGCTTTGCGTCGATGCGCTCCTGCCTCCAGTCCTGCTTGCTCTGGGCGGCAATCCAGGCAACAGCCCGGCGGTGCGCCTCCTTGAGAATGTCGTAGGGATCGGTGAGATCGCCCTCGGCCTCAATGATAGCGCTTTGCGTATCGACAGCGCTGAACAGCATAGGGTCGGATGCGATTTCAGGGTGCTCACTGAGCAGACGGTTTTTCGCATTGATAACCGAGGCCACTTGCTGCTCTCGCTCCAGTTCCTCGCGTGCCCGCTTGGCAGCAATCGCCGCGATTTCCTCTGCGCTGGGCTGCTGCTCAGGTTGCGCCGGGGCGGCCTGTGCGGCATTCAGTTCGAGGATTTGCAGCTCAAGCTCGGCGACCTTGTCATCGTCGCCGTCGAGGAACGCCTGATTCTTGGCTTTCACCAGATCAAGCAATTGCGCCTTTCGATCATCCATTGCGGGTAGATCGCTGACCGGTGCGCCAGTTTCGCCGCCCGTTGCGGGTGGGCTAGTCTGCGCAGCCGCGAGGATTGCCTGCTCGCGCTCCGCAAGCAATCGCTCTTTTTCCTCCAGCTCCTTGCGGCGCTGGGCGAGGGTTTTGAATCCCTCATCGATTGCCGCGCGCTTCTGGTACTCCTCCACGCCACCGGCCTTCTCGACCTTCTCGCGGGATACCATGCGCACGGTGCCGTTGATCTTCACCTGAACATAGTCATCAGGGCTGACCTCCGGCTCGCCTTCGGCGAAGTCGCCGCCAGGCTGATTCCCATTATCACGGTTTTCTGTGTCGTGTCCAGCGTCAGCGCCTTCTGCGGCATGGTCGCCGGTGACGCGATCGGCTTCGTCGCCAGCCTGCTCGCCGCCTTCGTCTCCAGATGCCTCGTCCCTGCGCGTGTCTGCCCGCTTGTAAATCTCTGCCCGAATAGGGTCGATGACGGGGGTCGCCTTCGTGGTGCTGCTCTCAGGCTCTTGTTTGTCCGCCGGTTGATTTGCGTCGTGCTTGCTCATGTCTTTTCTCCTGCCGCCCGCGAACGGGTGGGCATTTCTGTTGCCAATAGGCTGGTTGATGATATTATCGCTCTTGACGAGTAAATCCTCTCTACTCACCTGCGGGCCTAACCTTCCCGCGCTCGTCAGCTCCCACCGAGAGCACCTGCCCCGCCACACGGCGGGGCTTTTTTATTCATCGTCGTCTATCGCCTCGTCCGCGATGATTGCGGCCTCTGCGGCTGCCGCCGACATGATTGCCTCATTGATCCACTCGCCTGCCAGGCGGCACGCCTTGATCTTGTTCCTGATCCGGTACTGGCTCGCGCGATCCTCCGGGTCGGCTGACTCCAGCTCATCGCGCAGCCTCTCGATCTCGACCTCTGCACGGTCGAACAGATAGCGCCCAAGCGGCGAGTTGAGGAAAACCTTCGCATCCTCACCAAGCGCTACCTTTGCCAGCTCGATGTCACCATCCGGCACGCCGGCGAACCATGCGCCGGGTTGGATTGTCTTGCTCATATTCCGCTCCCCATCCTGATCTTCAGCTTCATCTCGTCAACCTTGTTCTGCCGCTCAATGTCGAGCGCGCGCAGCTTGGCCTCCAGTTGAGCCATGCTGATTTTCTCGTCATGCGCCAGGCGGTACAGCAGCTCCTCCTGCTTCAGGTACGCCAGTTCGAGCCGATTCATCCGCTCCAGCTCCTTGTTGTCCAGCTCGGCAGCCAGCGCTTCGCGCTGCATCTCCAGCTTTTCGCGCTCCAGCTCGATGCGCGGATCAGGCTGCATCGCATCAGCCTCCATCGGCACAGGTGCGGCTTCTTCCCCGGAGAAGAACCGGCTCGATCCGGCGTACCCGAGGCTTCCAAATACCTCCTTGGCTACCTCCTCGCCGTTGAGCCTCTGCGCCATTCCGGGAGCCAGGTTGAGCACGGTGCTGAGGCCAAACGCGATCCGCTCGACGCGCTGTCGCGGGTTTGTCGCGCCGAACCCCACATTGACCTCGACTCCCATCGGCGCCTTGAGCAGTGCATCAGTGATCTCCTCGATCCCGAATCGCTCACGAAGCCGCAGGCTCCGAGCGACCGACTCCAGTAATGCCTGGTCAGTCTCGTACTCCTGAATCAGTGCCATGACCTGCATCAGCACCGGGCGCACCCATGTCTGCACGAACACCCGCATGTGGTATTCGGTCAGGGTGTCCGCGTCGCCGCGCATCAGGTCCATTCCGCCAACCGTCTCGCTCAGGTTCTTGGCGCCGCCGACAGTTCCGCCGGTGAATGTGCCAGCAAGATCGTCAAAATCCATATTGACTCGGTCCTGCTCGTGGTAGCTTGACGCGGTGACATCGCTGACGCGCTCCTCGCGGATGTCTGCGTTGATGTCCCCCACCGTCAGCACGGAGCCTGGGATCAACCGCTGGAGCACTGCTGCGTCGATGTTTGCGCCCTCTCTAGCGAACCAGCGCTTGTTCAAGGCCAGCGCCACATTATCGCGCCGCGTGTTGTTGATCTCGTTGGCCTCCTTCTGCACTGAGGAAACCATCTTGACCGGAGAATCGGGGTACACGCGGTGCGACTCAATGACCGACATCCCGAGGACATACGGCCGCTCGCCGGGCTTGAGCCACGGATAGGCTTTGATCAGTTCTATCGGCTCAGACAGCAACGCATGGCCGCCCAGGGTGTAGTAGAACATATCAATGCCATCGACGCGCATGATGACTCGGCGCACCCACACGATATTGTGCCCATGATATGAGTAGCTGGTGTCCGTCGAGTCTTCGCGCTTGCCGTCGCGCTGCCGGCGGACACTGTCAGCCTGGGCGGACGACGCCGACGCGGCAGTCGATAGCGCCTCCTCGGACGCATCGAGCCAGCGGATCGGAGACACTCCACCGTTGCGGTTCGCCAGTGCCTTGACGGAGTCTATTGTCATCGGCACCTGATCGATGATGAACGGGCTGGAATTGATAGGATCAACCCAATCGGCGGCCTTGGAGAACATGACATTCTCGATCGGCCTAAGCTCTACCGCCGGTCGATCCTCCACGACGATGCGCTGGCTGCGCATCATAGGTATCCCGTCCTCGCCGATCACGATGTTGCCTGACTCGTCAACGATCGGCTCCGAGATTTCGGCCTCCTCGTATAGCCATGTCTGGTGCGATATGACGATGCCAGTGACATTTGCGTCCTGATACGCGCCGATGGCGGTCTGGAACCAGCCGCCGCTGTGCAGCCTGTTTTGCAACAACTCCTTGTTGATCTCTGCGGCGACGGCGTCCTGAACCGTGTCTCCGGCAGGGCTGACTGATATGATGTCCTCGGTCGAGAACAGCGCGACAGCCGCGTCAGCCTCCCGGCGCAGCGTCATCGTCCGGGTCTTGGGGCGGAACCCCTTGTGCCGGTGCCTGTAGCCCTCCTTGTAGTATTTCGAGCCGGGCGCGTGGCGGCTCTGGTTGTGCGCCAGGCTCTCCTCGATCCCTTTGCGGATGGATGAGTCGAAGTAGCTTGCCGACTCTTCAAAAGCGCTGTTCGCGGCCTGGAGCCAGTCTATGTCAGTCGTCATGCGTCAGGTTCCCCTTGATGTCTCGTTGCGCGCCCTCTATCGCCGCGCGTATTCCCATCGCTCGATCCCTCGCAATTCCGTACCGTTCGAACAGCTCGCCAGCGGCGTCGCGGATCGCGCGCATCTCTGGATCGATGCTGGTGATTTTGAGTACAAACCCCATCCGGCCGGACAGGGCGGTGTTGATGATCTGTACAATGCCGCCGCGCGTGTCGATCGTGACATTCCATGACCCCGACCATTTTGGGTGATGCTTGTTGAGCGCCTCAATGATCTGTCGCGCCAGCGTTGACACCGCCGGTGGCGGCAGGTTGCCGTTGTTGTCAAGGCTTGCGCGCTCGAAGTCGAGCGGCGCGTCATTGATGTCATTCATTTGCTGCTCTGCTCCGCGTCAATCGCGGCCTGAATGTCCGGCGCATAGATTCCGTCCGCGTCTCCGCGCAGGAACCTGCGCCCGTTGCTGAACAGGTAATCAGTCTCGGGGGCGAGCTGATCCTTGCCATCGATGGCCATCACGACCGCCCTGTAGTCAATCTTGCTGTACTCCGCCATCAATAGTCGCCCTCGTACTCTGGAATCACGGATCGCTGTTGCCGGACTGATGCCGGCGCAACCTGGTAGGCAAATGTGTGGGCCAGCGCCTCTGCGCAGTCGGGCGACGGCAGCCCCATCGAGCGCATGACTTTTTTTCGCGTGAGCGCCATGCGCGCCCTGTCGTCAAATGTGTAGGTCATGTTCGTCAGGTCGGCCACCAGATCAGCGTCGTCGGGTATATCCGCGCCCTGCAACCATTCCATCATTCTATACCACATTTCCATGCGCTTGTTCAGGAATCGGTCTTTGTTGGCCGCGTCCGGCGGCTTCCCGGCGTTTACCGCGATCACCGAGTGGCCTAGCTGGCGCAGCCTGTCCACCACGCCGCCGCCTACCCCGACCTCATCGACCATGACCGCGTCGGGCCTGGCCTGCTCGATCTCCAGCGCCACCCTGGCGGCCAGTTCCATCGTGTCTGCGCCGCGCAACTTGATCAGCGGCTCCAGCTTCCGGCCGTGCCTGCGGGCGATCACCGACATATCCGATCCGAACCGCGCCACATCCACGCCGATGATTCGCACCTCGCCGAGCGGCACATCGACAGATCGAGCAACGGCTGCCGACACCGTGTCCATGCTGATGAGCTGCCGGTCGCCGATCCGTGGGAACAACCCCCGGATGCGGACGCGCACATAGTCCGAATCCTCGCCGTACTCCTCGACCTCTTTTTGCAGCTCGGCCTTGTTGGGCATCTTGCAGTCACGGCTGTCCACCGTGCGCGTCACCCATCGGCCATCCCGGTTGAAACAGCGCTTGAACCGCCCGGTGTTGCGCGTCGGGTTCCCGAACACAAACCACATCGTGCGCGGGTCTTTGACGCCGCTCGATACCTCCCAGATTTTATCCGGGATCGCCGACGCCTCGTCATAGATGATCAGCGAGTGCTCCGCGTGCTGGCCGGCGAACGCCTCGGAATTGTGCTCATTGTTGGCGATTGGCGTAACAAACCATGTCTCCGGGTGATCGATGTGGAAAAACTTGGTTTCGGTCCACTTGAACCAGTGCGCATTGATCGCGCGTTTGTGCCAGACGGCCAGCTCGCGCCATGTTTTTGTTTTGAGCTGGGGGAATGTGTTTGCGGTGATTACACCATTGAGATGCGGGCGCGTGCTCATGGCCCAGAGCACGATCCAGGCCGCCTCTGCGGATTTGCCGATCCCGTGCCCGGAGGCCGTCGCGTCCTGATAGATTCCAAGCGGGTTTTTTTTGATGTGCCTGCTGATCGACAGCATTTGCATGATCTGCCAATCGTCCGGGCCATCGTGATCCTCCAGCGGCCCAGGCTCGCCCCACGGAAACGCAAACAGCACATAGCCCAGCGGATCGTCGTAGAACTCCGCGATCGCGTCCTGTAGCTGCTCCTCGGCCGAAATATCGACCATCCCATTGTCGCGCGGCATCGCGGACGCGCTCATTCCTCGCCCTCGCCGCTCTCAGCCTCTCCCCCGCGCACCCTGACCTCGATCTCGGCACGGCGTGATTCGAGTGCGCGCTGGCGCTCCCGCAGCTTATCAGCGAGGCCGTCCGTGTTGACGGTGATTGCATCGTTAAATGCCCCCACGAGGACATTCCGCCCGATCAGCTCCAGCGATTTGAGCGCTGCCTGCGAATTATACGATCTGCGCGTGACCTCAACCGTCGGGATCTCCCCGTTGGCGTCCGCATCGGCCGCACGGTCAGCGTCCATTATCGGCACCTCCTCGGTTATCGGGGAGCGCCCTAGCGACTGATCGAGGATCAGCGCCGCCTGGGATAGCACCCAATTGGCGTCGATTTTTGTTGCCGCCCGGATGTCCTCTGCCTCGGCATCGAGCACAGACAGGAACTCAGGGTCGGCCCACAGCCGCGCAGCGCCCCTCGTGGCTGCCCTGTAGGTGCAGGAATACACGCTCAGGTAGGCCAGCGTCCGGCTGCCTATCACGCCTGGCGGGCCTGCGATGTAGTGACGGGCAACAGCCCGCCATCTGGCTGTTTTGTCGTCATCCTGCATCCTACGCAGCTTCTCTCTGTTCTTGGGGTCGCGCAGGTGCTCGCTGGCCTCTGGCGTCCCGGCGCAACCAAGGGCGTCCTTCCTCCGGCGCGTCGGCTGGCCTATCTCGATCCCGAGCCGTTCCGCTTTGCGCCCACTGCCAGACGCGCGAGTGTATTGCGGCCTGGCCTCGCCTCTCGGCCTGGAAGACTTGCGCCGCTTGCCCTCTTCCACGCTTTTCCGCAGCTCCTCCGCGCGCTCCTCGGGCGTGGCCTCCAGCGAGCGCTTGACCGCGCGCTCGCGCGCCTGCTTCGCCTTCTTCCGCCGGCGCTCGTACTCGCCGGACCTGTCCGGCTTGTCGCGGTCGCCGCCCGGATTCATCTTGGGCTTTGCCTTGTGTTTCGTCTTGGGCTTTGCCTTGGGTTTAGGTGCCGACTCGAGGTCTGGCTGGTCGCCGCCGTCATCGTCGATGATCTCTATCTCAATCTCCGGGCTGCCGTCGTCGTCGATTATCTCTATGTCTCCCATGCGCCCTCCGCCGCGAACAATGTGACTATAGAGTAACAGCTACGCCAGCTTTTTCAATGCGCACACGGAAAAGCCGCCATTGCGGCGGCTATTCTCTCGGCGGGCGGGATGCGTCAGGCTGAATCATGGGCATCTACGCCCAGCCCTGACGCAACAATGGACTCGAGCGATCGTTTGCTCAGCTCGATCTCCCTCTCAAGCTGAGAGGGTGTGTAATGCTGGTTAGGCTTTCCGACATTCTTGTGGCTCGCGCCGTTCATGCTGCCGACCCACACGCCAACATCCTTGCCGACAACGCGGTAAGCCGCCTTTGTGCAGAACCGGTTCGGGCCTGTAAACTCGACGCTCACATCGGCGAACTCAGATTCCCAACGCCCACCGAGAGATGGGTTCCAGTCCCCATCATCCATCATTCTGATCGCCGTCTCCACGATCTTCTTGACACGATTAGCAGCAGTCATGCTCTCTCCTCGCCTTTCGGCTGGTTGTGCGCTCGGGGCCTATCCCCTGCGTCATGGGGAGTACTATAGCGCCACCTGTCGCTAATGTCAACAGTTTTTTCACGCCCCGCATCAGCCCACACCTCAAGCGCATACTGCACAAGATACGGGCATCTGCGGTAACTCGCGCTCTCTGGCCTCGTGATGTAGCGCCGGAACAGGGCCTCGTCGAGGCCGCTGGCGGCGCAGATGCGGAGGATTGCATCTGCATCGAATTCCAGATCGCCTTCGACTGTGCGGGACAGCCGAAGGTCGGAAAAAGCCATCCCAGAGGGGGGATGGCGACTGCTCATTCTGCTGCTTCTTCTACTGTGCAGTATGTTCCGTCATCGAGCTGATCCCATGGCAGCGCCCCATCGCTTCCTGCCTGATCGGCCAGTTTGTCAGTGATTTTTGCGATTTTGAAATCACCGTGAAATCCGTTTCCTTTTGATATCAAATCGGCCACATCGTCGGCTGATCGAGCCTCGTCGATCCATTGCACTGCGTTCTCCATGGCATCGCGTTCAGTATCGCCAACACCATAGATAGCGTATCCGGTCTGCATGACTGCGTATTTCATTTTTTCTCTCCTCGCCTTTCGGCTGGTTGTGCGCCGGGGCCAATCCCCTGCGCTCAATTACAGACTAGCGACTGTTGGCGCTATTGTCAACAGGCTATTCGATGCCCGCTATTGCTGGAATCAGCACTTTCGCGTGTACGAATGCCTGTGCATAGGTGCGCCCGTCTGGTGATGTGATGTCGGTCACATCACCGTATTGGACCACCTTGACCGTCCAATACCTGGAGAATCCAGGCCCACCAGACACGACTATTGCCGCCTTGTCGCGGCTGTATGACGGGGCCAGCCAGTTGTTGCTGGCCCCGATGCTGTCCATAAGTCCGCTTTTGATTGCCGCCTTTACAACGGCCAAGTTTGCATTCCCGATAATTATTTTCATGATGATCTCCTCGCCTTTTCGGCTGGTTGTGCGCTCGGGGCCAACCCCCTGCGTCATGGGGAGCACTATAGCGCCACTTGTCGCTACTGTCAACAGTTTTTTTCGCACCCATCAGACCACACCTCGAGCGCGAACTGCACCAGGTACGGGCAACGGCGGTAACTCGCGTTCTCTGGCCTCGTGATGTACCGGCGCAGCAGCGTCTCATCGATACCGAGCCGGCGGGCAATGGCTCGCTGGGACAGCCCTATCCGCGCAATAAGGCTGCGCAGATAGGACGGGGCAGGGTTGTGATTGGCAATGTCAGGCTGAGCAGTCATTCCGGCTGCTCCGGTAGCGATCCAGGGGCGTCGAAGTTGCGCTCAAGGTAGGCGACCACCAAGTCATTCCACTCCTTGCGCTCATTGAGCGGCAGCGCGGCGACGGAAGCCGGGATGTCGTCGATGCGGTGCGTCTCCGCGCCGTGCTCATCCGTGATGACCGGCTCGGCGTCGCTGTCGTCTGGCCGTTTGAACCACGACTGAATCGTCGCCTCCCAGCCCTGCTCCGGGTTGTCTTCGTCGGCCATCCGCAGTTCGTAGTAAACCCATCCGACGGAAGCCGCTCCTCCGTCGTCATCAATGATGCGCTCTGACTCCTCGACAATGACATCCGGCTCGTCGCCAGGCTCCGGCAGATAGCCGTGGATTGAGACTACCGGGTCGCCCGTTCCTGATCCGTGCAGGTCATACTCGTCGCCCTCAAGGCGTCCGACAGCCGGAACGGGGCGGCCTCCGCTGATGACCATGACGGGGAAGAACTCCCCGTCGCTCCCTTCCTGATCCTCGGCAACCGTATCGGGGATCATCGCTACCCCGCCGCCCATGATGCGGGCCTCAGCGCCCGCGTCAAAAGCGAAGGAATCCGGGGTATATGCTGCGTCAAGCTCAATAGATTTCATTTCCTCTCACCTCTCGGTCGGTTTTGGCGCTCGGGGCCAACCCCCTGCGCTCATGGGCACAATATAGCGCACCATGTCGCTAATGCAAGCGTTTTTTTTGAACGATCTCGCGCCGTACAGCATTGAGCATGCATTTCTGCTCCATCCGTGCAGACGCGACTCACCTCTAGGGCCACTCCGTCGTCTACATGACTGGCGACCGGCCGCCCGATGATCGCCACGCCGCGCACGCTCCGCCCGTCCGTAACGGCAATCGAGTATTTGTGCCCAACCGCTGGCTTATGGTGGCGGGGATGCCGAGACACAAATTCGTTTGCCTCGGCCAACGATACCGGGATAACCTCGAGCGTCGCTAACCACCCCGACCGATCCGGCCAACAGGGATAGATCAGTCAGTCCATTCGTGATCTGATCGCACCACCTGTAGCTACTGTCAACCATCTATCTCATCCTCAACGATCAGGTCGGCGACCAGGTCAGGGTACGCGTCCCTAGCGAACCTACGAGCAGCGCGCAGATCGCGCTTGGCATACCACAGCTCTTGCTCCTTGTGTGCCACGCGATACATGGCGCGTATCAGCAGCGACTCGACCGCCGCCTCTTGCGTCTCATCGACAAACCTGTTTTTTGCCGCCCCTGTAGTCCAGTGCATCGGTTGGCCTGGGCCTGATGTCACCCAGAATCCGGCCGGCGTGTCTTTGACGCGCCAATACCGGCGGAACTGGACGCTATCGCTCCCGCCAGGGTCAATGAATGCGCGCCAGTATTCCCTCGCGCCATCAGGTATCGCCCCAGAGAACGGCCTCCGCCGCCTGCTCACTTCTCACCGCCCGGCCGGCGGCCTCGCTTCTCTGCGCGAGCAAGTGGGCCGCCCTTATGCCTGCGACGGCGCGGAGGCAATATGCGCTGCCCTGAAACCGCTACAGCGACGGCGATCAGCGACAGCGACAGCGCGATCAGCGCTGCGGCGCTCTCAGGGCTGCCACCACCACGGGCGACCTCCCACGCGGCAAACAGTTCTGCGGCCGCAGCCAAGAATATCGCAATACCGAACATGGCCTACCCTCCCGTGATGCGAAGAAACGCTGATCTCGCCGCGATGGCGGCGACTCCAGCGGCTGCAACGAACAGCGCTGACGACGCGATGCCGCCATACGAAAGCGCCGCCCCTGCAAAAAACAGGGATGCGGCCGCCAGGATGACGCTGAGTACAGCCACGATGATCATCATGGCAACACCTCCTCGACACCCTGCTTGAGGGTGTCGCGGACAACCTCAAGCGCCGCGTCCATGTCGCCCACTCCGTCATTTGATACGACGGCGGCAAGCGCCTCAATGAACGCGGTGTCGCTGTCGAGCGCCCAGACGACAGCATTGTACATTATGGTGATGGCGTCCTCCATCCCGATCGCCGCATCCCTGACGATCTCACCCGCGCTCGGTCGCTCTGGCTCTTCCCATCGGGGGTCGCGTGGGTCGGTCACCGGCCCCCATGTCGCTTCGTCGCCATATCCAGGTAGTGTCATTTTCTCTCTCCTGTGTTATGTTGAGTGTTTCATCCTATCATGCTACAGCGGGATGTCAATAGGCCGTTCGTCGGCTATCTGGCCCTCGTCACAAGAACCTCAATGCCAGTCAGCGCATACAGCAGTTTACGGCGCAGCTTTGAGTCGGTGGTATCAACGCCCTTGTAGTCCTCGATGACTTCCGTCCCGCTGCTGTCCGTGTAGCTAAAATCCGCCGTGTACCGGCACACATGGACACCGTTCACATCGAGATCGAACCTGCGCTGCCTCGTCAGCCCGCTGATCTCGCCGGCCTCCTCAAGCGCCACCAGTTCGGCGTACCTGCGCAGTTCTCCGGTGCTGTGGAAATAGATCGGCTTCCCCTGATGCCCGCACGGCAACTGAGCCGATGCGCTGCCGACAGATACCAGGCACTGCGGGCACACCCACTGCGCGCGCGCGCGGTACTTGTTGCGCCCGCCCTGTCCGGCCGCCCTCCATCTCATTCCCCTGCCTCCAGGTGCCGCCCGGCACCTCCATCATCGCCGGCAGCGCGCCCGGTAGCATGGCGCGCGGCGGACGCGCCCACCCGCACCATTGGGGCCGGGATGATTTCAGTCGTCATTTCGCAGCAGCGCATAGCGCACCTCGTCCGTCGTCCTCGGCTTGCGACAGCTTTCCGCAGGCGCGTGCCCTGAGCATGACTTCCTGACCTTCTTCCCAAGAACGCATATTGCGGTGCTCTTCGGGTAGTACGCACGGCACCCGGTGCATGTGTAAAAAATGTTTGCCATTGTGTTCCTCTTCTCTGTGTCGTTGATTGTGGCGGGGCTGCGCCGGATCGCCTCACCGGCGACCCGCTGCGCCCCGCTTTGATTTGAGCCGCTGAACCTCTGCGGCCACATCTCGAAACAGCCTGCCGGCCTCTTCGCGCCCCCTGATTCTCTCGATCGTGCGGCGCTGGGTAGCCCACCACCCGCTGCCGTGCCGCCTTATCAGCGCCACCCACCCGCGCACCTCGCACCTCCGGCGGTAGCTCTCGACCTCATCGGCGCTCGCGCCCTTTGCTGGCCGCTCTGACTCACGCCAGCCCCTCTTGTCGATCATCGCAGCCCCAGGGTGCGCCCGCATCTTCCGCAGTTCACACCGCCATCCGCAACAAACAGCCAGAGGCCGTGCTCTGACGGGATTTTACCGCACGCGGCCTGCGCCGCAATTTGGCCCCACCAGCGCCTCCATGCGCCAGAAGGAAGGCGCGGCAGGTAATCGCGCAGCCGCTCACGGCGGCCGGCGACCCTCTCCGGGCTGGTCATTTCAGCGCTCCAGCGCCGCAAAGCAGCGACCTGATCCTGCCAGGCGGAACCGCGATGGCCCTCTGGTCGCCTGTTGTGGTTTTGTCCGCAAGCTCGGCAAGCTCGGGATACCGATCTTCCAGCATCTTCAGCGTTGAGCACGACATGAGCGCCGACACGATGGTTCTTGTCGCCTCCAGGTATTTGCCGAAAATCGCATCCGACTCCTTATTGACCTCATCGGCCATCTGCTTGATGTTGTCGCTCGTTTCGCAGACTTCGATGTAATACATCATCGCCTTGTCCGCCAGCACAAAAACAGGGGCGACACTCAACCCGGATCGGCTCAATATCAGTCGATCAGGGGCCATTGTTGCCGGAACGGTTTTTCCGATCGGCACAGCCTTCGATATGTCCTCAACCATATCAGGGTTGATCGCCCGCTTCGTCCAATCGTACCTCGGCGAATCGATCCTCGTCAGCATAGACTTGTCCGGGCACTCCTTGATCCACCTCTTGACGGGTTCGGAATAGATTGCCTCGGCTGATGCACTGTAGAGATCGATGACCATTGATCGATACCGGCTCACCTTCTCGTCGCTCTCCGCGATCTTTTTTATGGCCTTTCCGACAATCGCTGCTCGTTGTTGGTTTGTGATTCTCATCTCTCATGCTCCGGTTGATTTCTGTAGTAATGGGCTTGCTTTGCGCACCTTAGCCCCGTATGTTGGTCGGCGCTTGTACAGGTAATCGGCCTGAATGCGCATTATCGGGCCGCATACCGGCGTCCTCCACCCTCCGGCCACGGTTATGACATCGGCCGTCAGCCTGGCGCGCCGCTCCCGCTCCTCTGCGCTGATGCGCTCTCCCTCCGCGTGCGCTCTCTCGCACGACAGCCCGCAAAACCGCCTGCGCGAGTAGCCCTTGATCGATTCGCGCTCCTTGCGCTCAATCACCGCGCCACAATGGTCGCAGTTGTTGAGGCTTACCCTTTTTTCCCGCAGGTGCGCGTCGCGGCACTCCTCTGAACAATACTTCGCCTTCTTTATCGTCGGCACGCTGATCTTCTTCCCTGCGCGCTCGCGTTTCGTTGCGATGTCCTCTCCGCACTGGATGCAGCTTTTCTTCGGCATCTTTGCCTTGTTTTTGCTTCTCCACTTCTCTTTGCACTCGCTGTCACAGAAAACGGCTATCGCCATGATCTTGCGGTAAACAGGCATCCCTTTCTTTTTGCGCTCCTGATAGATCACCCCGCCGCACTCCTTACACTTCCTCTCCAGGTCTTCCTTCGGTATCGTCCTGACCCGGTTGTGCTCGTGCCGGCAGTCATCGCTGCAATACTTGTTGCGCTTGAGCGTTTCGCTCGTGATCGGCCTGCCGTCATCAGCAAACGCCTTCATCAGCAGGCGGTTGCAGTGCAGACACCGCTTTTTCTCGTATTTTGAATACATTTTCCTCTCCTAGCCGAACCCATCGGCGGAATGTTCATGCAAGCCTGGCGCTCGATCTCAGCCAAGCGCCAGACGGCTTCATCACGCGGCACGATCCGCGCTAGAACGGAATATCATCGAATCCGTCGTCTTCGCTGGTGCCGGCTCCGCCGCCATGCCCAGCGCCACCTCCGTGCTCGGCACCGCGATCTGCGCTACCACCGCTGTTCGTTGAACGCCCGCCGAGCATTTGCATCCGGTTGGCGACTATTTCCGTCGTATAGCGATCGTTCCCGCTCTTGTCCTGCCACTTCCGCGTCTGTATGTGGCCCTCGAAGTATGCTTGCGAGCCTTTGCTCAGGTACTTGCCGGCGATCTCCGCCAGCTTCCCGAACATGACGATGCGATGCCATTCCGTGCGCTCCTTCGCTTCTCCTGTGGCCTTATCCTTCCATGATTCGTTGGTTGCCACGCTGATATTCGTGACCGCGCTCCCGCTGGCCGTGTATTTCATATCAGGGTCGGAGCCCAGGGTGCCGACGATTATTGCTTTGTTCACGCTCATGATTTTCTCCGGTTGCGGCCCGTGTATTCCGGGCGGTTGATTTACGGTTTAAGCCCGGTGTACTCGGCCAGTTTATCGACCGCTGCATCCAGGTCATCGACGAATTTCTCCACGGCCTTTCCGAGCGCATCGGTGTACCAATCCCATTTGTACTCTATCTCGATGATCCCCATCACGCGATGATAGACGATAAGCGTCCATGACTCGACCTCGCACACCCACATCGATCCGTGTACCTGCTGCTTGTAGGGCCGCTTGCTGTTCAGGATGTAGTCGGCCACCGTAGAGGCACGCGGGCACTTGATCTCATGACCGCCAACGATTTCGTCGCCTCGCATGAGAAGCCGATCTGGGCTGCACGCCACCTTCCGGCTGTCGTCCTTGAACACGATCCCGACCACCTTCGGCTCCGCTTCTTCGAGCATGAGCAAATCCCTGTACGCATCCGCAGCCTCACCCTCCAGCATGTGCCCGCGCTCGGTGTCGCTGTTGCCGGTCCAGTTCCCGTCATCGCTCCTCGTCAACCGCTGCGCCGCAAGGGAAGTGATGTACTTCCCTCGCTGGGACGAGGCGCTACCGGATTCGGTGATTATCCGGCCAAACTCGCTTGCGGTCGGGATCCCCATGCGCAGATCGAGCCATTCATCACTGCCCTGCTCAACATCCCAAATGATCTCAGGCATTGGAGTCCGCCCCGTTCTCGTTCATTTCGGCAATCTTGTTCATCAGTCGCGCCCGCAGCGCCGGGAACGCAAGCGCTGGAATATCATCCCACGAACTGACGCCGAAGTGGTTGAATATGGCGTCTACATCAGCCTGCGCCTCGGCAGCTATTTTCTTGAGCGCTTCGGCCTGCGCCATCGATACAGTCTCTTTCTCGGCCATGCCGCCATCATTTGCTCCTGCGCTCACGCCGTCATCATCCTCTTCTCCGGCCTCAAGACCGATAACGCTCATGTAGGTGATGCGCTTCATATAGGTGATCGCGCTTTTTGCCGCCTGTATCGGGTTCTTTTTCCCGCTCATGTCCGGCGATGCGCTCATTCTTGATGTGGCGGTTCCGCCGTCCTTGTGCCGCAGAACTGCGACCACCGAAAGCTCCCCGTCCGGGCCTCTGCTTGTCTCCCAGTTCACCCAGAGTCCGTGCTTGTTGAGCACGCCCTTCGTTTGCTCAATGATCAGGTCGAGCGGCTGGTACGAATACGATGTCGCGTTGAACGACACCAGCTTCTTGGCCTTGATCCTTCCTATCTCGTCAACCGCCGCCGCAGCAGCGGCCGCCATCCTTGCGTTCATCATCCTTTCCCCGAACGCTTCCGCGCTTGACGCGCCGATAACGGGCGCGAGCTTCACGATTACATCGCAAATATCTTTCGTTTCTTCTATTTTGGTTTCTTTGCTCATTTCGGTTCCTCGCTATATCAGTTTTTCAATCAACAAGATCGTGCAGTTTGCGCATCTGGCTGGCGCACTGCCTCATAAAATCGAGCTCTTTCTCGATATCAATTTCAATCACGGTAGCGCCCGCTGTATTCTGCCTCTCGCACTTCTCGATCAGGTCGCCCAGGCAGTCGCCCATCGCTAATCTCGCGGCCGGCCTCAATCCTTCGCGCTTGACCGCCGCTCTGTTCATCCATTCACACCATCGAAAACAACCCCAGGCACTTCCCCGTCGATGATCGCGTTCGCCACCTTCTTTGCGCACCGGTAATCAACCCCGGCGGCTGATACGATCGACTCGGAGATAAAATCAACTGTGCTCTTGTACTTCGCGGCCGCGCCGCAGTCGCCGGCTCCGCCGTCATCGGTAGCCGCCATGCTGGCGGACGGCTCTTCGCCGCGCCCCGCGCCTTCGGCCGCCTCCTTCTTCTCGGCCGCCGCCTTTTTTTCGGCCTCGGCGGCCCTGCGCTCTGCCTCGGCGGCCTTGCGCTCGGCCTCTGCGAGCTTTTCCTCAAGCTCCCTCTTCGCGCGAAGCTCTTTTGCCGTAGAGATGGCATTCTCCACGATTTCGTCGATGTCTTTTGATATGCCGCTCACCTCAGCGACAATAGACCTGACCACATCAAGATCAGCCTCAAAAACATCAGCTGATTCCCCGTTCGCGTAGCGCATGGCCGCTTCACTGGCCATCCTCTTTGCCTGCTCGACAAGCTCTTTTCGCCGTCCACGAAGCTCATCCACAGGCTTCCGCGCCTCATCGCTGACAGCGCGAAGCTCTGATGCCACCTGCAACGCGGCATCATCAACCATTGCAGCCATCTTCCGCGCCTCGCCCATGATCCGCCGCTTCTCTCCTGCCGCGGCCTTTTCAATGGCTACGGCAGTCCGCTTCACAATCTCGGCCGCAGAGACGACTGCCGCCTCGTCCTTCCGCGTCTCGATGCTTCTCGGGGCGTCGGAAAGGATTGTCCGGGCGGCTGCAAGCACTGACCTTGCTGCCGGGGAGTCAGACCCGCCGCGCATGATCTCCTTAATGGTGTCTTCGTTTGCAATAACGATCGCGCTCATGAGCAACCTCTCTAGTTTCATGTTGGATTCGTGATACTATGCTCACTCCATCAACAAGTCAAGGTAAAACATTATGGCAAAACAACTTGAGTTCTATCAGTACGCAAAAGAACTGTCACCCGCCAAAAAGAAGCGCCTGGCGAAGACGCTGCGGCGCGACATGAATTACATCTACCGCTGCATCAGCGGGTACAACCGCCCCGTCGCCCCACTGGAGATTGAGGCCGTCCTCAAGTTCGCAGAGAAGAACCCGGTCAGCAGTGGCATCGTCACCAAGAAGTCGCTGTCTGCAACGCGCCCGGCCGTGCGGCGAAAGAAGGCGGCCAAGAAGGCGTCCAAGAGAGCAGCCAAGAAGGCAGGCGGTAAAAGCAAATGAGCATCGATGCGACGCGCTGGGCGTGGTCGCAAAGGTCAGTGTCGGCTACTCAGAAGTTGATCCTTCTGAGTCTAGCCGACAGGGCTGGAGAGGATCACGAATGCAGGCCCAGCATACAACGGCTTGAGATGGACACCGGACTCAACCGGAAGACCATCATGGCGAACATCGCAAAGCTGGCGGCGGTCGGCCTGGTAGAGATCATTCACCGCAGGGATGGAGCGGGAAGAAAGATCACAAACACCTACCGACTGATCGGCGTTTCGGGCCGTGAACAACCTGTGGATAACCTGTGCATAAGTGATGACCCAAGTCCCAAAACTGGGACACGGGCCAAGTCCCAAAATGGGGACATGGGTGGAGCCAGTGAAAACGGCGATAAGTCGTTGAATGAAAACGAAAAAGAGGGGAGTAAGCCAAGTCCCAAAATTGGGACGCGGCCCAAGTCCCAAAATAGGGACATAAACCTATTAGATATATATAGGGAGAGAGGCGTGCGCGAGGATTTATGGGATGCCTTCATGCGGGAGAGGATGTCGAAGGGCTGCACAAATTCACCGTATCAGATAAAACTGTTGTACGGGATCATTGACAGGGCGATCGAGGCAGGGCATGATGTGAACGAGATGATCGAGCAGTCGGTGGTCAACTCGTGGAAGTCTTTGTATCCGAAGAACAATGGGGGGAAAGGTGAGAAAAGCAGCAGAAGCGGCAGAAGCGGCAGAAGCAGCAAGGAGTGCACTGGAGACATCATCAGGCGGCAGCAGGCGTACATCGCCAGCCTCATCGATGACGACGCCCCAGAATGGGAGTAGATCGAAGCCGCCTCCAGTCATCGCGGAACTGTTTGGCTTCTTGTCGGCGCAGTACCCGGAAGGATTCAGCCGCAGGTGGCCGACAGAGGAAGACATACAGGTCTCGATGCGCGCCTGGTGGGCAACACTGAGGCGGTTTGATTCGGAGCAGATCGCGGCCGCGATAACCGAGCTTCCGGTTCACTATCCAAGGTGGATTCCGACGCTCGGGGAAGTAGTCTCTGCGGTCAAGGCCGCTCGCGTGGAGCCTGAGTATGAGCCTCCGGCGCTTCCATCGCCAAGGGACAAGGCAGCCGCCAAGAAGGCGCTGTCAGAGATCATGCGGATACTGAACGGGTGAGGCGATGGGTGACAAGCTGTTCGCGGCGCTGTTCGTGTTCGAGAACGGCGTTTACGGGTCTATCTCGTTCGCCGACGCATGGCATGAAGGCCGGGACGCGAGACTGTACCGTGGCGACCTTCCAGTCGTCGCCCATCCGCCATGCTCACTATGGGGGAGGTTTGCCGCTGTGAACTTCGCCAGATATGGCGGCGCGCACAACTTCCCAGGCAATGATGATGGGATGTTCGAGTCTGCGCTGTGCAGCGTCAGGAGGTGGGGCGGCGTTCTTGAGCACCCGGCCGAATCAATGGCGTTCGGATACTTCGACCTGGGGTCGCCTGAGCCTGGAAAGTGGAAGCGGTCTGCTGATGGTGACGGGTGGATAACCGAGATTCGCCAGGCCGCCTACGGTCATGTCGCGGACAAACGGACATGGCTGTACTGCTCGGCCGGGCCTGCGCCGCCTCCGCTCGACTGGAGGCCGGCAAAGGGGACGCATCAGGTAGGATTCAAGGGCAGCGGCGGGAAGTCCAACGGGAAGCGCCCAAGCTGCGGAAAGAAGGTGGCGAAGGAGACGCCACACGGTTTTGCCTGCGCTCTCGGCATGATAGCCATCGAGCGAGGCGCGTATTCAGAAAAGAGAGGTGAGAGATGACAAAGCTAGACGCCGGCGAGATGCTGGCAATCCAGATGTGCAACCCGAATCCGACCAGTTCAAAGCGGAAGGACGGCCCAATTTACCGCGTCAGCTTCGAACTGACGCAAGAAGACTGGCTTGAGTTCATGGATTCAAACACCGACGGCATGATCCTCGACTGCGTGATGCAGCCCGCGCGGGACACCGGCGGGCCTGCGCCAGAGATCAGGGAGGGGATGCAGCGCGAAGGGGGTATTGAGCCAAAAAAGGAGAAGCGCGAGCCTGGCCCGTTCTCCGAGTTCGCGAAAGCCCTGCACGGCAGCGGCCTGTTCATGATGCCGATGCTCTGGGACGCGGTTGGCGGAGAGGATGCGCATGCCGAGTACATCAGACGCCTCGATTGCGTCGTGTGCGGGAAGCAGGACTACATCGCAGAGATCGGCGAAGGCAGATGCGAGCAGGCGCACATGCGATCAGCAGAGGACAGCGGGACAGCCTACAAGCCGCGCTACTTCTCGGTGCCGTTGTGTCACGCGCACCATGTCGTCCAGCACCAGAAGGGCGAGTCGGCGGTCGGCCTCGGGCGCGGAAGGGGGCGCAAGATTGCCGCCAGGCTGGTGAAGGAGTGGGCAGTGAACGCGGTAAAGAGCATGACAGGCGTCGAGTCAATGACCGATCTTTCGCCAGATTCCTTGTACTCTGCGCTTTCTGACGCCGGAGCGCATGAGTCAATACTGGACAGGGTGCAATCGGTAGCGATTGCTTCTGGCTTCACATTGGGGGTATCATAGGGCTATGCGTGAGATGACGAAAAAAGGCGTTGAGATGCTGAAAAGGCACGAAGGAAGAGTCGTGCGCGACGGCCGCCATATCCCCTACACGGATTCGACTGGGCACACCACAATCGGATATGGCCGCAATCTTTCTTCCGTCGGCATATCTCAGACTGAGATGAGGCGCATCATTCTCGATGTTGTCGGCCACCCGTACCGGGCGCAGAAGGCGAAAGTGGATTTCGTCGGCGAAGGCGACAGCAGCCCTTCCGTGGTGATGTCCATCGACATCAAGGAAAGCGGTATCTCTGATGGTGTGGCGGTGATGATGCTGGAAAACGATATTGCCGTGGCCCACGGCGCGGTCGAGAACCGGAGTTGGTTCTCTGCCCTGAATGACGCGCGGCGCGATGTCGTCGTGAACATGGTCTTCAATCTTGGCCTGTCCGGATTCTCCGGGTTCGTGAAGATGATCGAGGCCATGCGTGAAGGCGACTACTTCCGCGCTGCGGAGGAGATGCTGGATAGCAAGTGGGCGCGGCAGGTCGGGTTCAGGGCGTCCGAGCTTGCAGAGATCATGAGGTCAGGAAGCTATGATTGACGGAATGAAGGACAGGTTCAGGGAGTCAACGACGCTTCGGTTCGTAACTGCGTCATGGGTGCTTGTCTCGATGAAGTATGTCGCCGGCGGCGCAATACCTGGTCAAGAATACATCGGCCCGTCGGCATACGGTCAGGCCGTGTCTCTGATACTCGGGATATGGCTGCTTCGCGAGTGGAGGGCGAAGGGCTGGTCTTCGCGCAGAGGCGAAGATGGAGGCAGCAAGTGAGCGCTATCTGGAAGTACATCGCTGCGGCTGCCTCCGGTATTGCGATGATCGCCGTAATGCTGGCTCAGTCGATGCGCACGAGGTCGGCGAAGCTGAAGCTGGATGCTGCGATCAAGGCAAAACGAGAGGCAGAGGAGGCTGCCGAGTACCAGCGAGCCGGATATGATGCGATGATAGACGGGATGAAGGCCGAGTCGGAGGTCGAACATGAATCTGAGAACAGCGGCGGCCGCCGCGATTTTTTTGAGTAGCGCGGTTCTGGGATGCACAACACAGCCGTCAATGATCGCCGTCGAGCTTCCGCTCCCATCCCCCCAGGTGTACCCTCGGATCGACGCAAGCGAACTGTCGTCCCTTTCAGAGGAAACCTACCAAAAGATAGTGAAGAACTGCAAGATGAGGGACGCGAGGATCAAGACGCTGGAGAGCATCATCAGATCAACCCACGGCAAAGCAGAATGACCAGCGCGATTCAGCGGTTGGTCTGGGAGGCTATATCAATAGCAACATTTCTTCTTCTTGCCGCAGCATTTTCGACAATTCAAGTGTGAGCATCGACGATATAGCGGCAGCAGCAAATGCGGTCGCCTCTTTCGCCAGGGATGCGGCATACAAGACTGCCATCATCGCCCCCGCCCTGATCGGGGGAGCAGTTGACTACGCCAATCAGGTCGCAAGGGGCGTTCGTGTGCCAGGCTTTATCGACTTCGTGGTTCATTCCGTGTCTGCTGTGTTCTTTGGCTGGATGCTTGGGCTGCTTGCTGGGGAGCACGGAATGGGGCAATCGGCCGTCACCGCAGCAATCGGGTTCGGCGGATACATGGGCACAAGGACGGCTGATTTCTTGTTTGGGTATCGCAAGAAGAAATAATGCTGCGCTACGGGGTTACTAACGCCCTTAGTGATATTGTTGCTGACGCAAGCACAGTTGTCGTGCCTAACTTCCTGATCTCGACGAGAATGTCAGATGATTTGGATGAAATGTTTCCAGATGGAGCGGAGGCTGATATACCCCATGACACCACAGAGGATAACGGCAGCCAAGACCCAGTCGCGCTTCCGTATGGAGCCACGCCTAACGACAGGGTGGCTCTGCACTCATACGCTGCGCCATTCGCATTCGGTTGCAAGTTGTTCCACTCTCCAGAAATAGGAGAGACAGTCGCGCCGATCTTTGTCTCCGACCCGCCGCCAGGCAGCAGGTGATATTCTGAAACCGCGACATCCTGACCGGACACGCCCGAGTCGCTTATTGTGCGGCTCGTTATTGATATTAGTTCTTTTGATGCGCCATAAAAATTGCTTATCTTTATGGTTCCGCTCGATGGTATTGCGTTTCCTGCCCCGTCTGTTGTTCCGGCAGGAACGAACGCCCCGCCTGCATAGTAGTCGGTTATCTTGGCGTTTGCGTTGCCGCCAAACTCTGCCTTGATGTCTGACAGCTTTATGGTGCCACTTGCTGGGAGAGCCATTCTATTTTCTCGTTCAGGCGCTTTATGGTCGCCCACATTATAGCATTCATCGCTGATTGCGATATTGACAGCATACCGTCGCCAGACTTTGCGACGGCTTCAGGGGAAACAGACATGACTTCTTGCGCGATCAGGCCCGCCTGCATCGACCTGTGCCCCTTCTTCATGTATGTGTAGGCATTGATGTTTTTGAGCGCTGCATCAGCGACGCCTGTCTCGATCTCCCTGATGTTGCTTTTCAGCCTGGCGTCGGATGTAGCTATCCAATCCGACGCTGTTCCGGTTCCGCTCACGCTAATGCCAGCTGATGTCGTCCACAGCTTATAGATCCCGTTGTAGGCGATGCTGACCGATCCATTGGGATTAAGCAGAATCTGGTTCCTATATGCTCCAGATGATGATGATCCAGCTATAAGCGTAAGCCCGCCTGGGGTGTCATTCTTCAAATACAGATTCTTGTCTGTCGCGTTGAGGACACCAAGCCGCGCCCATTTAACGCCATCGCCGCCAGCAATAACCAGCGACGCGACCCCAGCCACGATGTCTGTATTGTCAGACCTTACAGTAACCCCTGACGGCGATGTCAATAGCCGATCCTTTCCTCCGTGACGCAAAACCCATCCGCTCGAATTGACATAGCCCTGCCATACGGCGGCACCGCTCGAATTTGAGACGCCGAACGATACCGATGCGCCGGCTTTGTGGTTCCTTATGTCAAGGTTTCCGCCGCCTCCAACGGTCAGCGACCAGTTCGTTGCGTTATTTGCATCAACCGAATAGGCTCCTCCGACAACCGATATTCCGTTGCTTGTGGTTGAAAGCCGCTTTGATGACGCATAGAAAAGATCGTGTGAACGGGTGCTGCTGACAGTCTGAGAGACGCCTGACGGCTTTGTGGCTGAAATAAGCTCGTTCTTTGAGTACCACTTTGTAATTGGGTTTCTTGACTGAGATGTCCCTGCCGCTCTGGCTCTCGCGTAGCAGTTCTGGCTCCATGCCTCAAGGAGAACCCAGACCGTTGCCTTCGTTGTCGTGCCACTTCGATCCACCGTAACGACAACGCCATCAGCGGCCCGTGTAACGCTGCGCCTTGGGTCGGCAGTGATGATCTCAACTCCGCCGTTCGATGTTGCCGTCGGCCCGGTTTGCACCCAGACCCTGAATGATCCCGACACATATCTGTTCATTACATCGACATCTACGAACGCTCCCTCATAGTTGCCGGTAACATCGATATCGCAAACCGCCGCCCACACAGGAGCCGAAGCCCCGTTTCCTATGGTGTGCCACAGCGCAGAATGCGAGGCCAGGTACTTGCTTGAAATGCTGACGCCTGATTCGCTGAGTGATGCCGCATCAAGGCTCCCAGCTATGCTCTGGCCGCCCAGCGTGTCGATCACCTCGGCCCATGCTCCGCTGCGCCGGCCATAGCTCACGCCATCATACGGCGCTTCCTTTGGAACCTTCACCCACGCCCCAGAAGACCGCCCGTATGCGTTCCCGCCAGCCGGTGCCTCGGTGACAAGCCCAGCGCCCGTCGCGGACTTCATGGAGAACCTTCCGGCTGCCCCGTCATAGACCAGCAGGCCTCCGTCGCTGGCATTGACCTGGTCGAAGTGCCTGAACACGGCAGACATCACGCCCCTGATCGCGTGAGATATTTGGTCTGGGCGCGCGCCGGCCGGCCCCATCACAAGGGGCGACTTTATCTTTCTCGGCTCCTCGTGCCAGTCCTTTATATCAGTCAGCGCCATTTTCTGCCTCTCGAATTGCCTGCTCTATGCGCTTCGCGCGCTCCGTGATCTTTCTTGGCGCGTCATTCGATCTTGTAATCGCAAACGCACGCCTCTCCGCAGCCTTTACTACCTGCTTGCTCAACTCGTACCTCGGGACTTCGCCATTGACTATGCTTTTCGCCGCCGACTTCCCGATCCCTGCTATTACCAGCGCGCCATATATCGACTCATCAGGCGCGCCGAGATTCCGGGCGGCCTTAACCGCAGAAATCATCTCATTGTACACATTCCTGCGCGCCTTCATCGAGCGCTCCACGGCACTGTAAAGCTCGTCATCCTCAATATCAGGCACTCTAGAGGCGACGCGCGCAACGACGATGGAAGCCTCGCGCACCCTTCTTCGCACATCATAGGCTTTGTACATCAGCGCCGCATTGATATCGAGAGTAGAGAGGCGAAGGCCGGCAAACGCCTTGGCCGCGTCTCCGACTCTGTACACCTTGCCATTCGGCTCGACCACACCAGTGATCGCCTTGTACAGGTCTTCCGACAGGTCGATGAAGCCTGGCTGAAGGTTTTTGCGCAGATACGACAGTTGCGCAGCGACAGCCTCGGCCGGAGTCATGCCTTCAAACACTATCTTGCGTCCTGTCCCGGTGTCCCTGTTCACCCAAACGCTGTTCACGGCATCCCATCCTATCTCAGGGCTGATAAACGGCTCCAGCAGCGAATATAGCGCCTTCCCGGCGGAATCCTCGATGCCCTTTCCTTCAGTGTTACCGTCGAGGATTATCTTCACCGGCTCCTTGATGTAGGTGTATGGGTCAAGGTGCGAAAGGTCAATCCACCGTAGGCGGCCATCGTCGTCGTATCCGATATACGCAAGGTCAGCGTATCGCTGCCATCGTGGTGCCAACTTCCTGATATTCAGGTCGTCCTCATCGTCGATCCCGAGCGCAGACATCATCGCCTTTGCGATGGCCCAGCTTGATGCAGCCGCTATCATTACCCCGACTGCCCTGCGCGATGCAAGCTCTACCCGCCCGTCTCTGGCGTCCTGCGCCATGATGGAGACGATTCTGCCGCTGGTGCGCGCAATCTCCCACGGGAAGCTGGTAAACGATCCGATCAGTGGGAACACGCGAAGCCACCTGATCAGTTTCGGAACCATCGAATAGGTCGGGTATGTGTCGCGTACTCGCTTCGCCGCCTCTATCTCTGCGCGGCGCGGATGGAGGCCAACGCGCTCAAGCGCCTTTTTCTCGTTCTCGAACCCGATGATCTTCCAGAAATCATCACCTGACTGATAGAACCTCTGGGCCACAAGTAGCAGCGATTTGATGGCCTTTGTCGCGGCTCCTTCGTCCCCGTAGGTGTCCGCATTCGTGAAGTCCCGGATTGCCGCGTCAAGCTCGCTCGAATACGGGTTGTCGTGCAACACGCCAAGCCTCACCAGGCGCTCAAGGTATTCCCTGCTTGATTTCTTTTGGGTGAAAAGGTCGGCAAATGTGTGCTTTGCGGCAACGGTCGCCCTGAGAAGGTTGAAGTGCCCGTTCGCAATACTGAACATGGACGCCGAGTAGAAGTTCCTCGCGGCCGTGAGCGGAGAGAGGACGGTCTTCCCCATCTTGACCATGCTGTTCATCGCCAGCGCGTAGCGCAGCCACTCCTCCCTGACAGTGTCCTTTGTCGCTTCGCGCAGCGCGTCGGCGATCTCCGGCGATGTGTAGAGGCCGGTTATCGGGCGCAGACTCTCCTTGTCGAAGTCATCGAGCCGAACGCTGAACCGTCCGCGAGGCTCCTTCGACAGGTACACACCCATCCCGTCCTCCCTGATCTTCTTCAGGAAGTAGTGGTTCGCAATGAAATAGCTCATCTTGGAGACTGACCGGGCGAAGTTCAGGCGCGGGTCTTTGTACTCACCGAGAAGTCTGCGCACTATCTCGGGCACATCCTTTCTGCGCTTCAAGATTGATGTATCTTTTTGCCCAAGATATGCGGAATACATGAACGACAGCATGTCTCGCTTCTTCTCGGCCGAGAACAGTATTTCATTGATCGCGCCCTGAACGGCATCATTAAGGCTCTCCGGCGGCACCGAATCCTCAAGCTCCATCATGAAGTAGTTCTCGGCATCCGCCATCAGGTCGCTGTCCGCGCGCACCTTCTTCGTCCAGCCTGGATCATCGAACGCGCGATATGATCTCGTGATGTACCGCCCGAGATTGCTTCCAATCGTTGACAGAAGGCGCATCTTGGCGACGACATACGGGTCTGCGCTCGCCGCAAGCATGTCTGCCTCGTCGGCCATTCCATTGGAGACTGCCGAGATATAGGCCAGCGTGTTGTTCAGCGCTTCTCCGGACAGTTCTTCGACTCGATAGTTGATATTGTCGGCTATGGTGCCCTGGAGCTTGCCTGAGAACGAATCAATAACCGTCCTCATCACATCGAGCGACGCCCTCACAGGCTCCGGGATGCTGGAGCCGGGAATATCGCCGGACAGGTAGCTGTTCATGTCTTCGCGCTGCTCATCGGTCAGCTTGCTGTACGGCTTTCCGTACCCCTTGCGGACGGATTTCATCATGTCAGCTATGAAGAACTTCACATTCAGTTCGTCCGCGTTCTTCATCCCGTCCATCTCGACGCGGCGAAGGAACGCCTCGTCGCCAAGGCCGCCCTCTTTCGTGATCCATACCTGGATCAGCCTGCGGACTGCGGACATCTCTTCTGACGACGGGTGCGTTGTCTCAACCTCGATCGGGTTTCCGTCAGAGTCTTTGCCGACAACAAGCCTCGTCTTCTTGGTTTTTCTCCGTGAGTAGGCTACAGGGCCATCTTCCCAGCCAGCTTCGCCCTGCGTTCCTTCACCGCGAAGATCAGGTCGATCGCCTTCTCCTCCATCCTGTTCAGTTCCTCGTCTTGCCTTGATTTCGGCAAGTATTGCTTCGAGTCTTTTTTCTGCTTCTGCTGCTTCTTCACCACTCATCACCTCGATGTTTGATTCAATCTTATTGAGGCTTTCCATGATAAGCCTCGGCTCAAAATCCACCTCTATGCTGGAATGGTTGCGGTAGCACCCGATCCCGACATTGCACTTTATGCAGGCGGACACTTTCATCCCTCCCTTCCATGCGCCAGCGTTCACCGGGCAGATAAACCGCTTCGCGTCGCCTGGGATTTTCTTTATCGTGTCCGCGGGGATGTATCCGCCTCTTGTTTCGATGGGCAGTATCACGCCCTTTCCAGATTCGCCGTTGAACCTGTCGATGTATCGCATCAGAAGCGCGTCGTCCTCCGGGCCTGTGTACATCACTGAGAGCGGAAGGTTGTTGCCGTCCGCGATCTCGTGGTTCGATGCGTCTATCGATAGAAGCCTGACATTGCCCTCATCGAGCTTTTCAAGAAGCTCAGGGTTCTTCGAGAATACATGCGCCCTGATTCCAAGCCTGTTCACCTCGCGGATCACATTCACGAACGCCTCTGACAGGTCGCCGGCCTCAAAGAACCGCAGCGCATCCTTGTCGCTAAGTGCTGTATCGGTGATTTCCTGCTTTATCATTTTGGCAAGGCGCGCCGGGTCTCTTTCTGCGGCGATCTGTAGAACCTCCTGCTTCACGATCGCCGCCACATATATTCCTGACCTGCCGTTCGCGGAATAGCACCCGGCTGCGCAGAGCCTTGACGGGTTGCACGACAGGAACGATCCGTTGACATTTGCGCCAGGCTTCGACGCCGACCCAATGACGCCAACGGCGCTGAGTCTGTCGAACACCGCGTCGATCCCCTTCTTTGCAAGAGCTTTTGCGAAAGCCATCGGAATAACAGGCGACTCTTCCGGCTTGATGCGGCCCTCTGCTATTCCGAATATGTCATCACGCACAACAACGGCGCGCTTCGCTGTCCGCGCCCATGCGGTACCGTCGAACTCCTTGATCTTCTCCGCGACGCCGGGCATCGATTCGAGCGCGCGCATGATTCTGGCCGAACCCCATTTGCTCTCCAGATACTCGACCTTCTGCCCTTTCCCGCTCGGCATGGCTGAGGCGCGCTTGATCTTTTCGGCCTTTGCGGATGTCTTCGCCCGCCTGCTGAATGACGGCGGGCTTGCCGATACA